GCACCCAAGCAATTGATTGATTGCTCGTTCTTGCTCTTTATTTGGATATAATCTTACTTTAATTGCTCTTAACATAATACGATTATTTATTTTGTATTCTTTTAATTTTTTGTAATATTTTTATTTAATATAAAAAGTAATATTCAAACATATAACTCTTTATCATAATTATTATATAAGAAATAACTCAAAATGTCTATTTATAAAATAAGTTAAATTACTATAACTACTAATGATAACCAGTAGTACATATATCTAAATAAAATGCATATTTCATTAGATAATGTCAAAATTAAGAAATTCTCTTATGATGGTTCAAGACCCTTTTTATATTGATTTTTCTAAACAACCTGATAATGAAATATGGTATATTACATTTGATAATAACCCTATAAAAATATCTATAATTATTAGGAAAATTCTTTTTTTATAGGGAGATGGGGGAAGCAACCAGATTTATAGTTTGTTAAACATATATATGAAAATGGTTTAGGTAAAATCATTTATAATAAACCTATTATTAAATTAGGTGAAAATTCACTTAAAACAAATAATGTAAAAATAATATCATTTCCAAAGTAGTTTAAATATATCTATGCATATTGTTTAAATTATGGAACTTAGAGCAAGCTGCCAATTATTGGAATTTTTAATGTAATTAATAATACAGTTAATATATCCCTCAATTCTGTAATATTTTATCAAACTTATGTAAAGACTAATGTTACTTTTAATGGAAGTTATATACCACCTGTAATTATAGTACGATAATTAAAACATTGTACTACAGTAACCAGTAGTGCCGATATTTATAGTTATAATGAGTATAAATCGAAGAGCACTTATAACTTTTAATTATAACAGACAACTTACTATTGATGAAATTGATTTCAGTAAACAACCAGATAATGAAATATGGTACACTACTGAAAATAATATTCCTATTACATTACCAAATAATGTAACATCATAGTAGTTTTATGTTGGTGGTTGGGGTAAATAGGCAGATCTTCAATTTGTAAATAGTACATATGAAAATGGGTTGGGAAAAATTATATATAATAAATCTTATATTTCTATGGGTGAACGCTCATTTAATCCAGTTAAAAATAATGTTTTAATTTTATCTTTACCGTGTTAGTTTAAACAAATTAATGCATATTGCTTTTCATTTTAGGAAATAAAAGAAATTATATTTTTAACAAATAATAAAGTATATGTACATAATTCATCATTAACAAGTAAAACTTTATATGTACAACCAGGACTCAGTAATAACTATAATACTTTAAAGAAAAATCAAAATCTTATATTTAAAAATGTAATTGAGAAAACATTATAAAAAGAAAAAAGACTTAACTTTATATGTAAATAAGTTAAGTCTTTAAATTTATATAATCTTGATTTTATCTTTAAATATATCAAAATTCTTTATATTTGTCATATCTCCTCCTATGAAAATAGCGTCAGTAACTGCTAAGTCTAATGGTAATTCTTTTATTTTAGTATTTTTCATATGCAATACCCTAGCATGTAAATTGTTAGGTAATTTCCTAATGCTACTAAATGAAATATTTAGTATATCCGAGATCACTAAATCATCTGGTAATTTTTTAATGTTATTACAAAATGATATATTTAGATAGGCAAAATACTTAATATTTTCTGGTATATATTTTAATTTACTTGAATATATATCCAAATAGTTTACATGTAAATCATCGGGTAATTCTGTAATGTTACTAAATGGTGCTTCTAATCTGTTTATTACTGTTAAATTATGCGGTAATTTAGTTATCAGGTCATTATTAATAGTTAAGGTATTAACAGTAAGATTATTTGGTAAAGCTTTTAATTTACAGTCCCTTCTAATATCTAAATAATTTAGCTGTAAATTATCTGGTAATTTTTCAAGAGGTATGGTTGAATCAATAGTTAAACCACCATTACATATAATTTTATGATCTTTTATATAGAATTTATCATGCGGAAAATACTTTTGTAATTTCTCTATTTCTTCTCTATATAAAATTTCATCATATATTTTTTGACCACCTTCATTATCAACTTTAACGGAATTAAAATCAAACATAGTAAATTAATTAGTAATAATTGTGGAGATAGTCGGTACTGCCCCGACGTCCGACCCATGCAACCATAGACCGTCAAACACTATATTATCCCCATTGCTCTATAAGTTCTATAGAATTAGTTCCTTCTGATAATGTAATAAGTAAAAAGATATTAGCATTAACTTCTAATGTTATATAATTATATATGGGTTTATATTTAAATGTTGATATATTATCTTCTAAAAACTTAATAATACAAGTTTTTAATAATTTATAATTAGTGTTATTATTTGTTTCTAATATAGCTATTGTACCTGTATTATCATCAAAATCTTTTATATTAATATTTAGATGTATTTCTTTATTATTGAGAATATTTGTAATAATATCATCAACATTAGGTAAATTAAAAATAGAGACTTTTAGCTCTATAGTTTGTTTCTCTATAATAACTTTTAATTTCTCTATAATGTTACTCATATAAAATTATATAAAAAATAAAAAACCTGATTGAATTATCTATAAAGATAATTGAGTTTCTTAAACCCTTTTGCACCTCAGGTTAAAGCCTTAGTGATTATCTAAGCCATATCAACTGGTAACACTCAGGCTACCATTAAATCAGCGTTGCCGTTTGCGGAAGTAGAGGGATTCGAACCCCCATGTCAGCTCATCACCGACCTAACGCTTTTCAAGAGCGCCCTCTTCACCAATTTGAGTATACTTCCAAAATACGGAAATATGTAAGTTATTTCCTTATCTCTTATCATTTTCTTTATTTATTTGAATTGCTTGCAAAAATTCAGATCGTCGACTTCCCCCTCGCTAAAAGACAAGCAATATTAAAGCTTCTCAACTATAATTATTTATTTTACATGCTTATGTATTATAGTTTATATTTTTTAGCATGACTAAACGTTCTCTGTACATAGTTAACAGGGTCTTACATTTTATAAATAAAAATTAAGTTTTCGTATTTCACCGGTAAGTAAGTCACTTATACTTATATACTGAAGGAAACTGTAACATACAAGGATAAACTTTATAACCCTGTCTAAACCAACGATTTTAAATAGCCTCGAAAGAACTATATGTTTCGGTCAAGTTTTAGTGCACATATAAACTTGCTACTTACATTTATTTATATAGAATATCAAAAGAAAAGTCTGGAATTTTATATAATAAATTTATATTTCTTTATCATGAATATTTTTAATTACTTCAAACTCCCTTTCATAATATACATCAGACAATGGTGCGCAATTTGCTATATTAGATGTGAATTCATCTTTAATACGATATGCTCCATTGTAATATATAATTTCTGCAGTTAGTGAAGCTTTATCTTTATCCATGATAACAATATCACCTTCATACATGTATTTTTTGTTTTTATCAGTAAACCCACTATTACCGCAAATACTATTAATATTATCAATAGTGAAAATACCGGTAGGAGTAATTAACTGATACCTATTTAATATTTTAACACTATTTAAAGGACTTATGTTAAATTCTGCTAAGAACCCCGTTTGCCAACATCCGTTACATATAGCCTTACATAAAAATCTATCTATTTCTTTCATAACTGTTATTTTATTATAGTTTTTCATCTGTCTCTACTACTTCTAATGTACTACCTAACGATAAAAATACTGAATCACCTATATGATATTGATATAAACATGCAGGGTCTTTAATAGTATAACTAAAAGCCCTATGTTTCCTATTCTTTTTATATTTGTTAACTACTATAATTTTATATGTTTCTGGTATACCTCTATAAAGATTATTATAACCATATGGTATCATATGTGCGGGTTCCATTCTAATGTCAGCAATTCTTCCTCTATATGAATCATCGTCACAAGATATACATGTAAAACATATAATTGTTAGTAGTATAAATAATAGTTTCTTCATAATTATATAAATTGAAAAATTCTTTACTTAGTCAGGAGATTCGCACCAGTCATCATCATGCCATATAGCTTCATGTGCAGCAATAAGTTCTCCAAAACTACGAGGATCCAAGAAAGGATCGTAGCTAAGTTCTCTTTCAACAGGTCCATTGTCTACACATCCATCAATATATCCCTTTGTATAACCTCGGTTCAAACGCTCTGGATGTGCCTTATTGTAATCGCGATAGTAATGTTTGCGATGTCTGTCTGCTTTTTTACCAGCTGCTCTTCTTTTTTCTTCGTACTCTTTGTAGTAACCAGGTCTATGTCTGTCTGCCATAATTTATTATATATTTTAATTATTATGTTACAAAGATATAAAAATTTATTTAAATAAAAAAATATAAAATGCTAAAAAATAAAAAGTAAACTCCCGAAAATGTGATTTGTACACTTTCCAGGAGTTTACTATAATTATTTAATAAACAACTTACTTCTTTATGAAAGTAACCCTCATAGTATTTATGTCTACTATAATCTTATAATTACCTTCTTCTGTTACTTCCCATTGATTATCTTGATTTGTTCCTACTATCATCTTCATAGAACTACCATCTGTTTTGATTGGAGTAGGATGTACATTAGCAAAATTAGCAACTGTAACAGTTGTATACTCACCTTGAAATACATATGCAAGACAATTTACACTTTTAATGTATACAATACCTTCATAGTCTAAAATATGTTCACTTGTATCTATAATAGTAAAGTTAAATTGTTTAGCCCAAAATTCATTAATAGGTATGTCTTCCACCTCATCCCACCCCCAATGTACTAAGTCCCCATCAGGTTCTATAGAAGAGAAATATGTAGATTCTATCCTATGTATCTTATGCGGTACATCATAGATAGAAACAATATCGCCAATACAATAATCTCTATATGTCTTATAATGAGTATTGATAATTATATCGGCAATTTTCCTATCAATCAATTTAGTGTATTGCTGTATATTTTTAGGAACTTTATTTTTATCCATAACTTTAATTATAAAAATTCTCTACAAAATAATCCATTTTACATTTATATAATTGTGTATCTTCGTCAAATAGAATATAATACCCTAATAATTCTATTGTTCTGTATCCTTCTCTTGTAGATGATAATAATAAAGTTTTATTATCTTTACTATCACCCATTATTTTTTTACTCAAATTTGGATACAAATACTTCTGTAACTTTTTATCATTACATTTAAATGTGAAGTATTCCATTTTATCCTGCGCTTTAGGAATAAAACCATTACCATATGTTTGTGAGCCTAAAGCATATTTAATATCATTAAAGATTTCGTCTGTAATGCATTTTGGCTTTATTGAACTTTCACTATATCCAAGAGAACCGCACACTTTTCCTGGTTCTGGAAAGGTATAATGTATATAGTGTATAGTAACTTCACTTACTCTAATTTCATCTTTTCCTATTTGTAACTACATATCATATAATTCTTTTTATTTTTTCTTATATTTTTGTAACACCAACATAAGTGGCAATTGGATAATTAGTACAATGAACCAAACTGGCCAAAATACATAAATAGCAGGTGCTGGTAAACCCAATGTTAATTGTTCACATAAACTTTCAGACACATGTTTTTCTATATAAAGCAAAGTGTTTATGATAGCTGCACCAATACAACAATAGAAAATAGCAAAACCTAAAGTTAACAATAAAATTGTATGTGTACTCATAAATAATTATTTTATAAATTAAAAGTTATCCTCCATACATTACTAATGTATATTGGTCAAAATCAAAATGTTTATATAAAGAAATAAAATTAAATATTTCATACTCATATGTTGTACCAAATGCAACTAAGAGATTATTATTTTTATCTTCTCTAAGATTTAATGCAAGTGCTTCAACATTTTTAATGGAATTTTCATCTTTATCCATTTTCATACCCCACATAGAATACTTAGAACGAATATCATGATAGGCTAAAGATTTACCAGTTTCCATATCTCTATCTAAAATATCTTTAAGATACATTTGATACTTATTTTTCATTTCTAAGATCCACTGGTATAGTTGCTCTTTATTAACAGTACCAAGTATAGTATCAAGATTATCATCAATTTGAGTATATAATCTATTATTCGTATTATCACAATCAGTATATATACTTGTTGATGTATCATGCCTTATACATGAAGAAGATTTACTAAATTCTTCATTATACTTTTCATAGTCTTCTGAATCTTTAAAAGAATTTCTTAACTTAAAATCCTTTTTAACTTTATAAAAACTGATTCTAAATCCCATACACTTATTTTGTTTTGCCTCCCATGCAAGATTCCAACTTGCAACCTACGCTTTAGAGGAGCGTTGCTCTCTGCAGTTGAGCTAATGGGAGTTATTATATACTTTATATAAAGAGGAATTATATAAAAGTCTATAATTATAGAACAATAAAAAAGGATATACACTTAATAATTTAAGCATATATCCTGCAAAATAGTATCTAACAATATGAACCCTTTGTTATAGGGTATACTTTAATTTCACTCAGTTACAACAATAACAACACGATTAGATGTTGCACCAGCTGCACCCATACCAGTAACCTTTGTTACCTTAACACCATTCTTTGTAAGAACATCTGCTACTGTCTGAGCACGGGTTTCTGACAACTTCTGATTAAGTACATCAGATCCCTCTGGTGATGCATAACCTGTTACAGTTACATTTCCCTTTACAGTAGAAAGTGTATTAAGTGCTGTATCATCAAGTGTACTCTTACCCTGAGCAAAGAAAATTACATAAGTTGTATTTCCTGTAACCTTTACTGTATTTTCCTTAACTACTTCCTTAATAACTTCATGTACTACGGTCTTTGGCTTTGTATTGAGCTGATCACGGAGAGAATTAATCTCATCATTCATCTCACCAACATTCCAAACCTTGAAGTTATGTGTACCATTTGACGTCTTAAACTTGTAATCTACACCTACAAGCAATGCAAGTTGTGCCTGGTTCTTACCAAACTGAATTGCATCACCAGGTCCATGTGTAAGATTCCAATATACCCCAGGTTGTGCATATACACGCCATGCCTTCTTCTGCCCAAGATTAAGTGCAAGTTCAAGTGCTGTCTTAGCTGACAACTCATCACCATCACCAAGATTATTATGGAATGAACGATGATTACCATTCAAAAATACAAGCCAACCCAGACCAGTAACAGTGCTAACTTCAAATGTACGTGGTGTACTCTTATAGCCCCAAATCCAATTTGACAAATTCAATGTAGCATTTACTTCAGTATTAATAGCCTTAAACACTGTATGTGCATCATTAACATATGCATCATTCAATGCAGTAAGACCAGCAAACTGCACACCAAATACTGGAGTAAAGTCCTTACCAACTCGTACACCAGCAACAGCATTTACAGGAAATACCTTTGAAAGGCTAAGCTGTGTTGTTGCACCACCATTAACACCTACATAAACATTATCGAACATCTTAGATGTCTGTAATGCTGTCTGTGCATTTGTAACAAGGCTGAACATAACAGCCATCATAAAAATAATAAATTTCTTCATTGTTTTAAATTTACTTTTACTTTATTAAAAATTATTAATTAATTTATTTCACTTTATTTAAGTTACTTCTTATTATATACTAAACTTATAAAAAAGTCTGTATTTTAGTAATTATTTACATTAAATTTCTAATGCCTTAGCCATTCTATCATAATCCATCTCAATTCTAAGACGAGTGTTATTTACTCTGTTATTAAAGTCTGCCTCACTTTCCTTTACAATAGCTTTAATAACTATATTAGGCTCCCCATAATTATAATCATACACTGGACTGATTTCAATTTCATCTGATGTATAATCCTTCTTATGCTTATCAATTAACTCATTTAATTGAGTTATTGTCATAGGAAAATCAATAGTTTCAAGTACAACTTCTTTAATAGAAGGTTTTAAATTTAACCTATCTAATTCTTTCTTTACATATTCTTCCTGTGATAACATAGCTTTATATTTTTAATTTATTACCGCAAAGATATAATAAAAAATTAAAACATAAAAATTTTTAGTGCTAAATTAAGTTAGAGCGAACATACCTCATCCATTGCCTTAGTAATTTCAGCAACATACTTGGAATATTCCTCTGTAGCAAATACCCATTCACCTCTTCGCTTTGTTTCTTCTCCTGTATAGTGAATATCAAATTCTTTGTATACTTTACAAGGATTAGGGCTAAAAATATAAATCTTATTACTAAGATATGCAGCTTCTTCTATAGAATGTGTAATATTCAAAATAGTTGGGTCACATTCAGATTTATAAAAAATATTCAAAATGATATTCTGAATTTCTCTTTTCATCTTAATATCTAATGCACCAGTAGCCTCATCAAATACTATAATTTGTGAATTACATGCTAATGAACGAGCAATAGAAACTCGTTGCTGCTGTCCACCTGATAATTTAGATGGGTATTTATTAATATGTTCTTTTAATCCAACAAGTTCTAATAATTCAATAGCTTTTGCTTTTGCAACTTTCTTATTAATGCCACGGATCTTCATTGGTAACATCACATTCTCAAGTACTGTCATCCATGGATAATTAGAATATGTTTGAAATACCATAGGTATATTTTTATGGTAATCTTTTAAATTTTTCCCATATACCATAATATCTCCAGATTGAACCGTATCAATACCACAAATAGCACGAACTAACCTTGACTTTCCACAACCAGATGCACCCATAATAGAAACAAGCTGACCACTATTCGGTATATCTTCAATATCTAAATTAAAATTTTCAAACAACTTATATTCATTAGACTTTCCTTTATTGAAAATCTGTGTAATATTCCTAACATTAATTACATCTTGTAGTTTACCTGTGGTATTATCACTTTCATTACTTATAGTACTATTATCTACTACATTATCAGTAGTTGGAATTTTATCAACAATAGGTGTAGGTTTCTTAAAAATATCTGTATCCATAATTTTTATATTTTAACGATGATGCTTAAAAATAATTGGTTCAAGTTTCTTAAAAATAATATCTTGAATAATACCAATAATAATGATAATAAACAATAAACAATATACAGAACTCATATCACTTTGTCGTGATAATGTATTAATAGTTGCACCAATACCACCTTCCTTATTGATATTTTCTGCAATAGTTACATAAGTATATGAAATTGCAACTAAACTTCTAATATCTCCATATACTTTCTCCATTACATAAGGCCAATATACATATCTAAATTTTTGCCAATTTGACATCCCTATTGTATTAGCAGTTTGTATATATACATTATCTGTAGGATTATCAACATTTTGTAAGTCTAATACTCTCTGTGTTACAACAGGTAAAATATAAATCAAAATACCAAATGCAAGAAATGATGCTTTCATATCAAAGCCTAAACCAAAGATAGTTACAAAAATACCAGAAGTTACGGGTAATGGTAAGAATCTAATAGCCTCAAATGGTTTTTGAAACATTGCACGAGGTAGAGGATATATTCCAATAATAAAACCAAGTGGAATTGCAATTAATAAAGCATAAAAATAACCCTTTAAGTTAAGGCTTATTGTATACCATATATTAGAGAATAAATCACGTTCCTTAATTAATTCAGGAATAGATAATACTACATCTACAGGATTAGGTAAGATCTTTGGTGAAATAAAACCAGTAATAGTAATCAAATACCATAAACATAATAGTACTATACCTCCTACTATACCTGTAATAGTAGCTTTCTTATTACTTAAACTGCCACCAAATTTTAATAGGTCTAACATAAATTTTTTATTTTAATAATTAAAAAATAAGGAAACTTGATATTATTATATTTCAAATTTCTCAAGTTTCCTGTTGTATATATGTTAAATAAAATTAGTCATTAAGAAGTTGGAACTCTGTGGTTCTATATGCTTCATCTGCACCAGTTACACCATTTGCTCTTGCATGCTTTGGACCATTACCTACAACAATAAATCTATTTTTATTCATCTTATATTCATTGATAAGGTAATTAACCACTGATTGTGCTCGTGCCTGTGACAACTTTACATTACTATCATAATTTCCGGTATCATCGGTATTACCTTCTACTCGAATACGAGCATTACCAAATTGCATAGCAATATCAACAAATTCTCGGTCAATAATAGTTTGTGCAGTATTATCCAATGTATAACCAGCTGTTGGGAAATTAATTGTAACTTTCTTAGTAGAAAGTGCAGCTTCTGTTTTCATATTCTCTGTAGGCGCTGTAAACTTCTTTGCTGCCGTTGCACCTTGATTATTAGATAACTTATTATTACTAATAACCATTTCAAGAATATCTGGATATACAATCTTCATCCATGGCATAACAGACTTAGCCAACCCAATATCAGTATATGTACGTGACATCTTTGTATAAATTCGTTCACCTGTCATGCCAGAATAATCACTATTCATACCAAACCAATTCTTCTCGTCATCAAGTGTTGCATAATTAATCTTACTTGCGGATGCCAATGCAAATTCTTTATCAGTTTCAAATGCCTTTGCAAATACTCCTGCACCGTCATTAAATGCATCCTTATTGTACTTAATTTCAGAATTAGCCCATAGAATTCCCTCTACAATCTTTGCTGCATGTTCTTTATTATTTTCAAGCCATTCTTTCTTAGCAATAAGTCCATCAGATACCAATGAATTAGCCACTGCTGTTGATGTAAGTACCTTTGAATTCTTCACTGCTGCTACACAATCAGCATCATCTGGTGCCCATACACATGCGGCAGCAACAGCTTTAGACTTAAATGCTTGTGCAGCTTCAATACCAGATCCAACCTTAACTGGAATAATATCATTCATTGTCATTCCATTAGTTTCAAGTGTATTTAGCAAAAGGGTATGTGATGCTGTTCCTTCAGCATATGCAACTTTCTTGCCCTTCAAGTCACCAATATTATTGATAGAACCATCTGCTACCAATGCATCAGCACCATTTGAGAAATTCAATAGCATAAAATACTTCATATCTGACATTGTACCAGAAGAACTCATCTCAGTTGGCAATGCATCCAATGTACAATATTCAATATCAATACTACCATCCTTCAAACCAGCACGGGCGGCTTCAAAATCATCCATAATAAGGATATTCAACTTGATACCGTACTTCTTATACAGGTATGAATCATTAGAACCCTTCAAACCTCCATTAGCCCATACAATAGGCTCAAAACCACAATAAGTGTTAACAGCAAGTGTTGCATCATAATCACCCTTATCTGCTGTACTAACTGATGAAGGACCATCATTTTCAAACAACTTAGATGAAGCAAGTTTTTCTGTTGCACCACTAAAATAAAGTAATGCTCCAACCACTGCTACTACTACCAAAATTACCATTGTGCGTCCAGCACCTGTCAATCTATTAAAAAAATTCATAGTTTTTATAAATTTAAAATATTAGAAATATTTGTTATTACTGTTTACTTTATTATAAGCAAGTTCCTTCTGTTTTTGAATACTTACAGTTACTTCAGATTTATCAGCAAGTAATTTAAAACCATTCTGTTCATACTTAGAAATGATTTCATTTGCCTTTTCTACATTAACTTCATTTTCAATATCAAAATCAGTAAGTAGAGAATTAGAACCATCTAAGAATTGATTCATTTCTGCGATATTAGTATTTACTGTATCTGCAATATGTTCCAATGCAAGTTCTTCCTCAAGTGAACGGCTCATACCACCTGCCATAATATTTTTAAATGCTTTAAGTACTGACTGTTCACTCTTTGCTGCTTTATACTCTTCCTTCTGTACATTCAACTCACTTTCAGAATCTTTAATCTTAAAGTCTGCCATTGTACGAAGTCTCTTTAATACATCTAAATACTTTTCTGTAGTATTAATGCGATTAATCGTATTTTTGAGAATTCTATCAGTACGAGCAATATTATTACAAGTTAATTGGTAATTAGTCTTATACTTAATAAGTTCCTCATTAGATAAATTCTGTTGTGCTTTACCTTCTAATACAGACTTCTTACGAGCAAGTTCCTCTAATGTATGTTGATAATCATCTCTTGATTTCTTCATACCTGTAAGTGTACCATCGAGCTTTGTAATATTAACATCAACAATATTCAACTTGTGATAAAGTTCTTTGATACCATTCTCAAGAATAGAAATAGGATCAATCTTTACAAAGAAACCGAGGATCTTACGATTAAGTTGAAGCCAAAAAAGGCTAATCCACTTCCAAAATGATTTACTACAAAGAATACTGATTACTGCCGCTAATACTACAAGTTCTCCAATAAAGAACAATAAATTTGCTGTGCCTGCAATTAGGAATGGTAATGCTTTAAATACCATATAACCAATACCACCCGCTGCTAATACAGAAGTGAACTTTGCAAATTTACCACCTGGTCTATTCCACAACATCTTCATCTGATCTGTGGAAATAGTGGAAATTGAATGATTTGTATCTAACATATAATTTAAATGTTTATGATGTTTATAATGTTTTTATCCTTATTTAATGAATCTAATACATAATCTACTGAATTATTAAAGATTTGTTCTTTCTTTTTAATTTCAGAAGAATCCTGTGCAATTGTATTTTTTAACTTTGTAATAGTATTATTTGTATTATTAATTTCATTTTGAATAGATAATAACTGTTGCTCTAAGTCTGCTTTAGTTTTTTCTAATTCTTTAATACTATTCTCTTTATCCCCAACCTTCTCTTTATAGAGTTGAGCACATTGTTCTTTACCATTACTTCTTTCCTTTTCTACAATAGAAATATAATTATCAATAGACTTTAATAATAAATCTTTTGTAAATTCAGGATGTGATTTCTTAATAGTTCTAAAACCACCTTCGAATGCTTGCTGCATAGGTAATGACATTTCCATTAATGCACTTGCATTCTGCTTAACTGTTAGGTAATCAGGTTCAGTATTTTTAGTACTATTACTAATCATTACTTTCTGAATGTTATCTACTATAGAACTATCAATAGTAGTTGTAGTAGGTTCATTTGTAACTTGAACACTATTAGTAGAAGGTACTTGATTAACTATAGGTTGTTGCTGCACTAACTGCACTCGATTTGCAGATGCAGATGTATTATCAACCTCTTGTGTATTATTTGTATTCTCGTCAGGTTTAATAAAAAAATCTTTAAAACCCATAATTTTTTATTTTAAATTACTATTTAAATTTTCTTATATCTTATAAGAGTAAAAACAGAAGAAAGTCTGAAATTTTAATGAAAACTTTTATAAAATATAAAATAAAAGAGTGAAATTAATTAAAATTTCACTCAGTAATATTTTTAATTTAAAATTTCATAATAACCATATTCTGGATGATACCGATATTTTATAATATCTCCTTCTTTGTAAAATTGGTATTTACTTTTATATGGAACAATATGAATAACTTTATTTTCATCATAGAAACTTGTGTATTCTTCATTTCTATAATACCCATATATAGTTAAAATCGGATCTTTAATTATGGCAGTACCATCATGAGATTTATATATTTCTAATAAAGAATCATACTGGTCTTTATAGTAAAATAAACTAATAACACTAAATGCTAAACATGCAAATAAAATTAAACATAAAATTTCCATATTTTTATTACTTAATTAAATATTGGTAAGTTTGAAATCCTTTATGACTTTTAGAAATAGTTTCCCTTAAATATACTGTATTATGTACATTACTGTTTTTAACATCTATAAATGGAATTGACCAACATTTTAAATCTTTATTTACACAAAATAAAATATCAATTTGATAATTTAAAATATTATCAAATACTTTTCCTTTAGTACCTCCTGTACAACGAAAATCAATACCATTATCATCTCGCATTGTTGCTTTACATTGTACTGTTAAAAATTTATTGTCTTTTTCTATAATGAGATCGTACCACTAAGTATCATTTATAGGTAAACTTATAGTATAGCCCTACAATGTAAAATAATTAATAGCCATGGTTAAACCAATACGACCTGTTTGTTTTCTATTAAACTTTTTCTTACACATTAAGTTGAGCGGGGAGGATTCGAACCTCCGTAGCTCGAAAGCACCTGATTTACAGTCAGGCCCATTTGACCACTCTGGTACCGCTCAAAAAATGAAGTCAGAGCTATATTACTTTTCCGGGATAAGTACTGACTTCTAAAAACAAATAAAAAATATGAATATGCCCGACATTAATTATTAAGTAATAAGGTGTGAAATTATATAGCTTAAATTTCTAAGTAACTTTCCCTTATTACGAGTAACATATATATTAAATATATGCTGCTGTAACTACTCCCCAGTATCTATAGAGTATTATTTTGTTACATACTCTCACTGCTTCATACTGGTCAGAAGCAATATTTTAAGAACATTACAGCATGTTTTAAAATATCGTCTGGCATATTTAGAGCTGACAACCAGCCATCAGCACTCTCTTTTACATGTACCTAAGATTTCAGGCAACTAAGTTATATCCTCAACTTAGAAAGGTAATCAAGTCACTCACTCTTCACACTGCAAAATAATAAATGTGTTCTCGTTAACACTAAGCGACCTCATGCCAGGCTACTAACCACCTGGGAACGGCCCCGGAGGGAGTTTAACCCTCTCTTTTTAATATTCATCTGAAGTACTCTCATGTATCTGCATACACTGTCCATGCTTCCAAATGAAAATGACTTAACTAAATTGTGTTGGGATACTCGGAGTCAAACCAAGAATTCCTGAACCAAAATCAGACGTGTGAATCGCTACACTATATCCCAATAAAATATCGCTATATTCTTTATATTATAGAGAACTTTAAGATAAAAGTCTACTTATTTTCAAATAAAAATTTTAATTATTTATACATTGTATTGAACCAAATTAAGATTAAAGTCAATAGCATTTTTAATTAAATTATCTAACTGTTCTTTTGACAAGGTTTCTTTTAACTTAAATCCTATGTCAGAAGGTTCAGTTAAATTATTATCCTTAAACCACTGCCAATTAGTTTTATCATTATATGATAATAACAAATAAAACAAATCATCTGGTAATGAATGTCCTTTAAACTTTTTCATAATTCTTATTTATAAAATGAATTATATTCTTCCAATAATTCAGGAAAAGTTCGTTTAAACCAATCACAATATGCATAAGCATATGCTTTTAATTTAAATGGAACAGCATAGTATTCAATTGGAACTTCATTAATTAATATCATTAATTGAAACCACTCATATTTTTCTTGTTCCCAACTATAGAGGGCCTGTCTTTCACAAATTTCAAGTGTATCATAAAAATTACATACATTTCTATGAAAATTTAAACCTTTAAATGGTTTTCTATATTTTTTATGTTCACTAAATTCCAACCATAAATAACTATTTTGTGCAGGCTTACACTTTTTATCTGTAATTAAATTAATTTCTTTAAATAGATATTTTTTAATAGTTCTTAATTTCATATTTAATATAAACTATATTATTATATATTGCTATTATAAAAATCTTGTATTTGCTTATATACAGGAGCAAACTTAGAATTAAAAGTTTCTTCATCTATAATAGTAATGCTATTAAAAGTTTTTACATATTGAAACTCTAATTTATCAGCTGAAATAGATAAACCTGTTTCAGGATTAACCTCAAGATAAACCCCATTTATAACGAAATTAAATTCATCTCTTATATTTGTATTCCCTATATAGTTAATGTCTTGAACTTTTACATAATACTCAATATCATCAACATAACGGTTATTAGTATATACAATAACTTCTTTTGTTAGCTTCAAATATTTGGCATTACATATATATTCTATATCAGAATCAGTTAAATCTGCATAATTAAAAACTTTTTTCATATATATTTTATTTTTAATATAAAGAATTAAAAAGAGCTCCCAGTCGGATTCGAACCAACGACCTGCTCATTACAAGTGAGCTGCACTACCACTGTGCTATGGAAGCAATAAAATTAAATTATGTAGGAATGATGGGTTTCGAACCCATAATGTTTCTAATGTATATATAGGTGTTTCACCAATTTCACCACACTCCTAACTTTAGCGGCATGCCTGGAATCGAACCAGAACTTCCACCCCCACCGGATGGTGCACTTCCTATATACTACAATGCCTAAGTTATTATTCAATCAGCGCTAATTAAAATAATAACTGAACTATCCTGGAATAGTTTATGTTTAAATATTTTCTGCATATTTCCATTTATAACCATATGCAGTATTACTAATTCCTTTACAACACCGTGAAATTGTAGTACATATTCCACTTCTATTAGAGCTATAGTTATGTATTATTCCATGTACACTTAACCATTTCACTGCATCATTTATTGAGGAAAATTTTTGAATACTCTAATTAGTTTCTTTATCGCATTGACATATTTCAACAGGCTAAAAACAAAAACCTTTATAGTATTTATGTTTTATAACATTACTATTATTAATAACTTTAGATATTGTATCAACACAACAATGTAACTATTTTGCAATTTGCCTCATATTTAATCCAGAATTATATAATTCTAAAATTTCTTTATAATTATATAAAACCGTACCATCTCCTCCTTTAGTAGCATTGTATCCATTATGTCCGTAAGTATTTAATTCATTGATATAGTAACTTTCATATTTAGATAAATCCTCTATATTACATACTTTCAATAAATTAACTGAAAAATTTTCAATACCATATTTTAACATAGCTTTATATAAAGGTCGATTTTTACATCGTTCCTTTTTATATTCATTACAATGCTATTTAAATCGTTTCTATATATCTAATGTAGTTTTACCAATATATTTCTTACCATTAATATTATTAACAATAACATATATATAACCAACCACTATATTAGAATTATCACTTTTTCTCATATATTGTTGCGGGAGTAGGATTCGAACCTACGACCTTCAGGTTATGAGCCTGACAAGCTACCTCTGCTCTACCCCGCAATATATTAATTTTATTCAAAATTTCAAAAATCGCTTTGTAAATAAACTCTTATATTTCTTTGTTACTTACATTTATTTATAAGATAAAACTATGAAAAAGTTTGCTTATAATTCAAATAAATTCACTTTTTTATGTTCTAAAATAAGCTAAGGTTTATAACCTTGTTTTATATAAGCATTAAACTTATCTTTCATATTTTGAACATCTAATGTCCAATTAGATTTTATCTCATATATTATATTACCAACTATAAAGTCTGGTATTGCAATTCTCTCTTTATTTAACTATGTATCATAATAAGTAAGTCTTAAACTCTCTACATTATAATGCACATGTTTACTATCCAATTGAAGTGCAAACTCCTTTTCATATGAAGATCTTAAGTAAACTTCTTTATTATCCCATGTTGTATGCCAACCACATTTATAGTTATTATATATAGGACTACAAAGTACGGTGCCTTTCTTTATATTTAAAGAATTAGACTCTGATAAATCCCTTGATGGAATATTTAAGTACTTAAATACTTTATTAGTTAAATTACTGGGACTTGGATAATTAAATAACTTTCCAATTTCAGTAGAAGTATACTATTTACTCCAGTATAATTCATATAGAAGTTGTTTTACTCTATTGAATTCACATTCAACTTTTTCTATATTCCCTAAACATGAAATGTCAAATGTAAAATATTTATGTAGAGTTTTAATTTGTTGTATATTATGGTTTTTACAAAACTCATTATTACAATGTAATTGTCCGCATAACTTACATTTTTTAAGTCTTCTTTTTTTTCTACAATTATTACATAAACAAGTTTTACTTGAAGCATTTTTCTTAATGTATATCTCCTAATTACATTTAGCACAGTATGCAAGCTTTAATTGTTCATGTTTTACAGTTGATGTAGAAAATGAATGTGCACACGATGTAGAACAAAAGCGATTACTAATCCCTACAACATATTCACATTTACATTTTTCACATTTCATAATTTAAAATGGGCTATCGTCATCCGTACCGTCAACTATATGAATATTAGATGTAGATGTATCACCTTGTGTAAAACCTTCATGACCAGCACTTGGTACACTATTTACACATAATTGATTTTCTATATCTATATTTGTTATAGTTATATACGGTACATTATAAGTTTTTTTCCATAGTTTTTAAAAAAATTATTAGTTTTTGTAGTTTATATATTTTTAACGTGTTGATGGCGCGACAGGGGCAAAATCCATCAGCACGATTTTATTTAACTTCACTAAATTAAACAAATTGCGGGGGCAGTAGGACTCGAACCTACGACAACCTGATTAACAGTCAGGTGCTCTAACCAACTGAGCTATGCCCCCAAATAATAGTTATAATACTGAACATGGTACACATTAAAACTACTATACTATTTATACATGTGTAAATTAAAAATTAATTCACATTTATGGATAAACTGCCCCAATATTAGCAGTTATTTGAGATTAGTCCAACTCACATGGAAACTAATATATAGTATCTTGTTTCCAAAAATATAAAAACTATATAAAATTATTAAAATGTATAAAGAGTTACACATTGTTTTATATAATTTTTACTGAAAACTGCTAATCAAGTAGCAGAAACCGATATTTCTATTTCAATTTTTTAACTTCATTGAACATTTCTTTCCAGCTATTCAAACCACTTAATGTTTGCTTCCATTGCTCATTTAAATGGTCAAGTTGAATAGGTGGATAGAAATGCCCTTTTTTAAATTTATTATATGCACGACGTGCAACTTCTATACTTGATGCTACCATATCAGGTGTAGTTTCATTACCGTATAGAATATTACCTATAAAAGAACTATAAGCAGGATTAATTTCTGTTATAAAATATCCATGTATATTGCTCAACATCTTTAATTTTTTGATAACTAAATTACGACACCATACATTATTACATAACCTGTTAAATTCTTTACCCTTTTGCTTATCAGTACTATTAATTGTTAGATCTTCTAAACATATCCTACTGCATTTCCAAGTTTTCAATAATTTATCTATATGGTAACAAATTTTAATTAACTCATATTTTCGTTTATTATTACTTACTTTAGTTTTATTTAATTCAAATGTAGATATAACTTCTTTATGTAAAACATTAAACTTTTCAGAATTATTTTTATCAAATTCTAAAATAGATAAACCAATTGCATTTGGATTTAAATCTATACCTATAACTCTATTACTTTTTAAATCACTGTATTTTTTATATTGAAGTTTACTTTCATCGAATATAATATATAATTTTTTAGTAACTACATTTAATTTAACTGTAACTGCAATTTTCTTTTGTTTACTTAATTCTTGTAACTAATATAAATCCTTTAAAACATTTTTACGAGGTTGTTTATAAGTTAAATCATAGTGTTGTTTTCTATTTGCTTTATAAATAATTTCATTATTACTGAAGTTAAAATTAAACATTCTATTACCATAGTTAAGAACTTCTCCTTGAAAAGTTATCGGTAATAATTTATCTAATTTATATTGTTCTTTAGATTTCTTCTTTAATAAATAATCCTTTAGATTTTTAAAACCGCCAAAAATTACAGGTTTACTAATACCTTTTGCTTTATTTGCTTTATATAAGTAAATTGCATCTTTGTTTGCACATTCTCTTAACCAACTTGGTTGCTTGAATGTTTCATTTATTAGTTTTCTTAAATCTTTCTCCTTTAAATTGTTATTATCAATTAACCTATTATAACCATAACGAACCATACTATTAAATACTTTCTGTGTATTCAATAATTCATTGTCTATATCACTCGTTATATTTAATATAATAGTTTTCATAAATTATATTTATATTATATAAAATTTTATAGTATTTGTTTAACAAAACATATATTTGAGTGAATATAGGGTTTCGAACTCAAATTTCCAACTATCGCGTCCGACATATTTACCATTATATGATACTCACTAAAATAAAAACACCCTAACAGCACTCCTATGAAATTACTCAATGGTCTGTCTCAATTTTAATAATTACTCATTAAAATAGATCAGGGTTTCTGGTTTGGTGCTCAACTACTATAAACCCTTTTTCGCTTTTTATTTTAATTTACTTTATATAAGTATTTCAAAGACTCATTATATCGCCAGAATTCACAATGTAATGTATTTATTATATTTTCCTACCTTACAATATCTTTATATTTCAAAATATTTTTTTCAATATCCTGATAGTGTTTTGGTTCATCATATTCAAATGCAATATTCAAATTTTCATCGTATCCATCAAGAAAATATCCTGCAACAAACTTCTCTCCACCATTCAATGCATGTATAAGATGCCATCCTTTATCAATATTTAATTTATCTATATATTTACATGCAACTTCTGAATAAAAAGCTCTACACGACCTGTGCTATTTCTATATATTAGAAACCAAAGTTTCTCTTATCTTCTACTTTGTTTCTTCGGTATGTGTTTTACCAGCAAAACCTGTAATTAAACCTTCTTCTGATATTCTGTTTCGCAAGGTTTTACCAGCTTTCTTATGGAACTATGCTATTTCATCTGAAGACTTTTTATCCCAACCTTGCATACATCCCTTTGGTGTTTTATTTCTATCCCCAAGAGGCTCATTATATAATGCCTTGTGGTGGCTCTCACACTAACGGAAATGTGCATTCAAGGATTGAGGATTTGTTGTATTATACCCACATTCACATAAGTAATCTTGTAAATTATCTCTCCAGTATTTACTTCGTTTAGTTTCTTTTACATACTATGAACAAAACCTTGCATGTACAGTTAATGAGCGTTTCTTGCCAAAATGTTTACCACATTCACATACATAATCAATTCCATTAAAATGGTGGTTAGTATGTTCCATATTATATTTTATTTTTTATTTGTAGCGACAGTGGGATTCGAACCCACACGCCCCTTCCGGAGCATCAGATTTTAAGTCTGACATGTATAACCGTAAAATTTCATCATGTCGCCATTAATTTCGGTTGTAACGTTACCAACGCAGCTACTTATGAATAATTTGCAACTTAAACTTAAGTATTACTCCGAGATATTGTCTTTTAATTTTACGTGTAATATCTACGGATGTATATTACCCAACCAGTAACAAGCCTTGACTGGATTTGGCTCATTAATTATATTCTTATTACTTTTTATTATAGAGGTTTATAAGTAAAAAGTCTGTATATTTTCAATAATTTTTTAGTTGTTTATTTACAAACTCTATTGCATTTGGTCCAATATTAGAATACTTCTCTAAATGCTTCCAGTTTTCCTCTAATTGCTCTAGTGTTGCATTTTCTAAAAAATTCAAAAGGTTATTCACTAATTTACTCATGAGATTTATCCTCCTCCTGATTTATATAACCTCTAACTGCTTTAGCATATTCTAAAACATCTGGTCCTATTTCATTGAGATACTCCCATTCTTTTGCTTCTTTATCTAATACTTCTTTAGGAGTATTTTCAAAGTATTCTTTTAATTGATTTAGAAGTTTTCCCATATTTAAAATAAAAATTATATAGTTGGTTCGGTGTCGAAGCCTTCAGTAACCTATTACTTACATTGCCTTCCCGTTGTTTTCAACATATAAAATGTGTCCTTCTTTTAAACTAAACGAACATAAACAATTAGTCCATTATATAATTATTTGTTTTACGGTACTACTCTTACTATTAAATTATATTTTGTAGCCAAATTTATCATATGAATAGTACCTTTATTTTCTGAATTACTGTCTAAAAATGCAATTAACGCATTACTTACTTTTGCCATTTCTTCATTACGAATATAACCAGCAGCTTTACCATGTAAATTCCAACCAGCTGGATGTACTTCGCATTTATAATTATTTTCAAGAGCATATTTTTCACCTAAGGAATCTGCTCCTCGTGCATGACCAGAAACTATAACTAATTCTATATTAGAATCATTAATTAAGTCTTTTAAATAAAAATCACAATAGGACTTTAATTTTTAATAATCATTAAAATTTCTTGAACCTGCAATAATTACTTTATATATCATTAATTTTTCTATAATTATATATAAAAATATAAGTTGTATTTAAAATATAAAAATTATATAAATTTATTAAAAGGTGTATAAAGTTACCTTTTGTTTTATATAAGTTTTACTAAAAACTGCATTCTGAATATAATCAAGTAGCAGAAATCGATATTTCAATTTTAATTTTTTAACTTTATTGAACATCTCCTTCCAACTATTCAAACCATTTAATGTTTGCTTCCATTGCTCATTTAAATGGTCAAGTTGAATAGGTGGGTAGAAATGTCCTTTTTTAAATTTATTATATGCTCTACGTGCAACTTCAATACTTGAAGCTATCATATCTGGTGTAATTTCATTACCATATAAAATATTACCTATGAATGAACTGTATGCAGGATTCACTTCGGTTATACAATATCCATGAATATTACTCAGCATTTTCAATTTGTTAACAACTAAATTCCTACACCATACATTGTTACACAGTCTATTAAATATTTTACCTTTTTGCTTATTCGAAGTTTCAATTTTTAATTCTTCTAAACAAATTCTTGAGCATTTCCACATTTATCTATATGATAACAAATTTTAATCAACTCATACTTCCTTTTATTACTACATACAGAAGTTTGGTTTAGTTCAAATGTAGATATAACTTCTTTATGTAAAACTTTAAATTCTTCAGAATTATTCTTATCAAATTCTAATATAGATAAACCAATTACATTTGGATTCAAATCTATACCTATAACCCTATTATTTTTTAAGTCTATATATTTTTCATATTGAAGTTTACTTTCATCAAATATAATATATAATTTTTTAGTAACTACATTTAATTTAACTGTAATTGCAATTTTCTTTTGTTTACTTAATTCTTGTAACTAATACAAATCTCTTAATATATTTTTACGGGGGTGTTTATAAGTTAAATTATAATGTTGTTTTCTATTTGCTTTATAAATTAATTCATTATTACTGAAATTGAAATTAAACATTCTATTACCATGCTGAGGAGTTTCACCTTGAAAAGTTATTGGTAATAATTTATCTAATTTATATTGTTCTTTTGATTTCTTCTTTAATAAATAATCCTTTAAATTCTTAAAACCCCCAAAAATTACAGTTTTAAAATTTGTTGCTTTATTTGATTTAAATATATAAATTGCATTTTTAATTGCACATTGAGTTAACCAACTTGGTTGTTTAAAAGTTTCATTTATTAGTTTTCTTAAATCTTTTTCTTTTAAGTTATTATTATCTATTAATCTATTATAAGCATAACGAACCATACTATTAAATACTTTTTGAGTATTTAATAATTCAATATCTATATTATTCGTTATATCTAATATAATAGTTTTCATATAATAATTTTAATAATTAAACTATATAAAGAATAAACATACAAGTTGCATTTAATGAAGTATTTAACATCAACAATATCTATATCCAAATCTAAAACCGGGCATAGTACATTCAAAAACAAAATCAATGTTAATAGGTATCACCCTATAAAAGTAAAATATATTTTGTACTTTCCCGTCAACACATAATGTAATATAACATAAAGTTATATTTCGTACATCCGTATATAAAGCATAACTGCAATATATATGTATATGTAAAATATTAGTAGAATGAAATACCCATTAAATACATGCAGCAAGTTAGGGTGGCAAGCACCCAAGACCTTTACTTACTTATATGTTTATATATAGTGTTTATAATGAATTTACTTCATTATAAATAGATTTCAAATTATCAGGAATTGCAATCTTTAATGATGCATATTCTTGAGAATTCTTCTTTACCCATAAATTATACTCTGCTATATACTTATTATTAGCTTGTGAATATTTTTCAAGTTCCTCTTTATACTTATTATCAATAGATATACGGTTTTCAGATAATGCCAATTCACACTCATGCTTCATACCATTAAGTTGTGCTTGTACCTGACGGTAATCTTTCTGAAGCTTGAAGAATAAATCTTCTACCTTACTCTGCTCAACAGAAGGATTATAATTATAAATTATAGTATCTCTTCCATCTTCCTTAACCTCATGAGGCCTATTCAATTTATCAGTGAGTTCTTCACGTGCTTTAGAAAATGCACCAGATGGATGAATATACTTACCATACACAGCAGCTTGGGTTTCAAGCATATAATAACGATTACGATCTTTAATATTCAAAGATGCATAATAATCATCTTGGGTCATATAATTATCGTGTACTGGATTTTCTGGTAAGGTTTCATTCTTTTCCATCTTAACCCAGTCAGCAAGTGATAATCTGTTAAGCTTTGCTTGAAGATTTTCTTTTGCCTTAAGTGCCTCACGCAACCATGCAATCAATGACTTTGCTTCGCTAATCTTGTTTAACTTAGTTTCTACAAGTTCAAGGAATGTAGCATCGTTACCAATAGATGTAGTAACATTATTATTACTATCAATTAGAGTTACAGATGTATTTACAAATGAAGTGTTGTTCAAATCTTTTTCAATATTCTGTACATACTCCTTTGCCAAATTTGCAACATGGTTTGCACTGGTTGATGTCAAGCCATTCTCTGAGAAAAAAACACTATTACTTTCCATATATTTAATTTTTTATAAGTATCTCCGTCGGGAATCGAACCCGAGACTCTCGCATTGCTTTAGTGGTGGGAATCGAACCCACACAGGGACAGTTGTAAGTAATCATAGTCCCAAGCCTTCCGCTTCCGTCGCCTGACTTAGCCCTCCGTCATCACTAAAGTTTTGATTTTCAGTTTACTCTGTATAAAAGTGCGATACTCTACCAACTGAGTTACGAAGACATTTTAATTTTTTATTTGTGCTATGTATGGGTTTCGATCCCATGTCCACCCGGGTAACACCAGGCACTCTAACCACCTAAGCTAACATAGCAAATTTTATGCAGTGCGTACGGGATTCGAACCAGTGACCTTCGCCGTGACAGGGCAACTGAACTAACGCACTAAATAAGTATGTGGAGAAAACCTCCTCAATAAAACCCATAGGTACAAAATCCATAGTTATTAAAAATATAGTATTTTATTTTTAATTTTAAAGCATATAGCTTATAGCGTACTACACACTTCTATTTCATATACATTTTAATAAATGTTATTTGAAACTGCATTTAAATGCTCTCTATGTTTCAGGCGTCTCACTGTAAAATGTTTGATTCAATTTAAATTACATATATCACGTTCAAAATACTTAAAAATAATTTAAACTGTCTTGTGAAACTCCGTTACCCTGAATACACACCATCTTGATTTTACACATCCTCTTGGAGTTTTAGAGTGTAACCTATATATCAATACGCCAATGAACGATTTATAAATTATAATATATTTATAAATAAAAGTCTATATAATTAAATATTTTTCTATATAAATATTAACCTGGTATTATACTTCATTTTTGTTTTTCTTTAATTTATATATTATATGTAAATATTATTAAAAAGTCTATTATATTTTAACCAACTTCATTATTAACTGCATATATTTGTAATAAATTACCGTTACTAACAACCAATGGGTATTTTTTATTGTAGTCTTTAATAGTATAATGACAACCATTATTAATCCATTCTGATAAATGTTTTTCAATAACATCAATAGCCTCTTCGAAAGTATTTAACTTTTCTATTACATAATTAATAACATTATGTAAATTAACATGGAATTTATCACATGAATCAATATATGTACAAACACTTTCTATGATCTTATCTTTACTACCAACACGACAGAAAATATCATCAAGCCTATCTTCTATTGAATCACCATTTCCAAAAATTAACTTTCCTTCTTTAGTTAAGATTAAAATATAACTACAATCATTTTCATTTAATAAATGTTCAGCAACATCTAAATAACTCATAGTGATAGCAACACCAAAACCAGATATATCTTCAATATATGGGTCATGTATCATTTTATATATACCTACAGCAGATTCAGTGTAAAGACTGTCATCATGTAAAATATGTAAATATTTCTCATCAAACCATGAAGTAGTATAAGTAATGTTATAATTATTATTTTTAAGATGATACATAATAGTATCTATACTTCTTACTCTATCCTTTAGTTTTGATGTAACTTCATCTATAGTATCATATAACTTATTGATTTCATCATCATAACCAACCCTATATAAACGTCGTTTACTACTATTATCAATTTTTTCAAGTAATGATTTTACTTCCATTATATAATACTATTAAATTTTTATATATTAAACTTCGCTCTACTACTTAAGCTAATAAATAGAAATGTTCCTCATTCGCTACTCAAAACAAAAAGGTTCTAATAACTTGTTCCTTTCACTGAGCCTTAAACTTTATATTTCCATTTAAATCCGTATGAAGTATATTTATCATTATTACAGCATTTTATAATTTTCTATGATAAACTTCCTAAACTTATATTTTTTGATTTTGATAATCCATTATTTTTTAAATATTTTGCAGCATCTAAAATAGAATCAAATTTCTAAATTAAAATACCACATTTAGTAAACTATAAAACAGGCTTTTTACGTTTATAATTAGAATCTCTAATTTGTATGTTGTTACAATGTAAAACATTTGAAATAGTATCAACTGAATAATGAAGTATTTTTGAAATTTCTCTCATGCTATTACCCTCATTATATAATTGTACTATTTTTTCATAATTACAACGTAAATTGTCATCACCTCCCTTTGTAGCATTATATCCAAAATGAAATGTATTTAATTTTTCAATCCAATAAATTTCACGAGATGATAATTCTGAAATATCATTAACTTTTTCTATAATAGAAATTTCAAAATTTTCAATACCATATTTATTAAATGCTCTATATAAAGGTCTTTGTTTACCACGTTCTTTTGTACTCTCAAAAATATGTTCAGAAAAACGCGTATGTATATTCTATACTGTTTTTCCAATATATTGTTTACCGTTTATTTTATTCTAAATGCAATATATATAAGACATTTATAATTAATTATTATAGTGTGTGGGCCTTGTAGGGCTTGAACCTACGACCTTCAGATTATGAGTCTGCTGCTCTGACCTGCTGAGCTAAAGGCCCAAAATAAAATAATAAAGCCAATAGTATTTAAATTATGTATGCATCCATAATAAATCTACACACTCACCCCCGATTAACTATCCTCCAAATAGATTGCGACTCTAAATGTAATAGTCACTTTATTATTTTTAATTATTATAGTTAAGGTGTACATGAATATGCACTCTATAAAACCAATTTTGGTACAAATTCCCTATTACTATTTGTTTTACATTAGATAAGTGCAGCGGATTCGAACCACTCCAGTAACAATGACTAGCCAGTCTACACCGACTACTAACTTCCAGTTAGCATCACCTAAAACCTATTGACAACAGCAATTTCCATTATCATTAGCAACCCTGTAATGCCCGTGCAGAAGGATTCGAACCTTCGACTACCTGGGTATAAGACCAAGCACTCTGACCAACTGAGTTACACACGGAATTTTCATTTTTATTGTAACGCCAACGGGATTCGAACCGTATATAAAATTTTACTAAAATCTATGATTTAAATATATATTTTATTTCTTGTTTCAACCTATTTCTACTTTTTAAGTTCATTACTGAACAATCATCCATAGTTTAATAGTCTACAAGCGTAAATTCGGTATTACGGATACCTACTTTTTATTTTTTAATTTTTAATCATGATACAATCTTTGACCTTCATGCAATATATTCCTTGCAGCATTTACATCTCTATCATGGAATTCACCACATGAAGGACATTGCCAAATTCTATCGCTTAACTTCAAATATTTATTCTTATACCCACAAACATTACAAGTCTTTGAACTTGGATAAAATCTATCAATAAGTATAGCTTGTTTATTATTAGTCAACGCTTTATTCTGTAATATCATTTTAAATTGAAAGAAACCTACCTCTTGAATAGCTTTTGCTAATTTATGATTTTTTAACATTCCTCTAACATTCAGGTCTTCCATAAAAATTACATCATAATTAGTAAGTAAATTATTTACAATATAATGTATATAATTTTCTTTCTTGTTAGTTATATGCTCAAATACTTTTGCAAGTTTAAGTCTTACTTTATTTCTATTATTTGAACCTTTAACTTTTCTTGATAACTGGTGTTGAAGTTTCTTCAACTTTTTTTCTTCTTTCTTAAAAAAATGTTCGTTTTAAAACTTCTTATCATCAGATGTTATAACAAAATCTTTAACTCCTAAATCAATCCCAACGGATTTACCAGTTTGTTTAAATTTAACAAATTTATCTTGCGGAATATCCATAAGTATAGATAAAAAGTACTTACCACTCTTGGTTTTCGATATAGTTGCACTCCTTATTTTATCTTTATACCTCTGTAATCTTTTAAAATATAAATTAGAACATCTAAAATTAATATTTTTAAGTGATTTAATTAATGTAATTTTTCTTTCTTTAAATGTATTCTTTTTTGAAATTGCATCAATTGGAAATAAAGCAGATTGTTTATCTTTCTTTGTTTTAAATTTAGGATAACCAGTATGTAATTTAAAAAATCTATCATATGCAGTTAACATCTGCCTTATGGCTTGTTTCAATACTTTAGTATTTTGCTCATTTAACCAAATATATTTTTCATTTTTAAGTAAAGTTCCATGAAAATATTTCGATAAATCTGTTAATGAAAGATTAATTTTATTATCTTCATATTCTTTTTTCTTAAAATAGAGCATTTGATTATAAACAACACGATAACAACCAAGTAACTGGTTAATTGTTTGTTCATGTTCTTTATTTGGATATAATCTTATTTTGAGTGCTCTAAACATATCACTATTTATTTTATTTAAAACAAATATTCTCTTAAATTTCCTTAAATTTGTAACGCCAACGAGATTCGAACTCGTGACTCCAGCGTGAAAGGCTAGCGACTTAACCACTTGTCGATGGCGCTATGTTAATTACTTGTTACTTTTATTATATAGAATATTTTAAGTAAAGTTTGTTATTTTATTTAAAAAATTTCAAAGAACTTTTTGTAATTGATTAATATGTGTTTTAACAACCAACATACATTTCATTATATATAGTATGTAAGAAAAAGTCTGCATTATTTCATATAAAAATTAAAGACAACTTAAACATTTTATAGTTAAGTTGTCTTTAATGAGGTTATATATAAAATAATTGCAATTATGTTTCTATAAGCTTAACTATATGTAAAATAAAGATCTGTTAAAACGCGTTCATTGCCTTTTAACTCATCATTTATCTTTTTATATATAGTTTTATTTTTTAACATATCCTTTTATTTATTTAAGAAAAATATATGAAAATTCAATTTACCTATGCCCACCGAATTTACTATTATATGTTTGTTGTTGAGTACTTGAAGGTGGATTATTATTTACAGGAGAATTTTGCATATTTTCTCTTCTCATATTTCCAAAACTTTGATTTTGTTGAGGTTGTTGATAAGATGGTTGAACTACTACATTATTATTAGTACCTTGCTTACTACTTCCAAATACGCTATTATTAGGTCTATAATTATAATCGGAATACCTACGAGGGGTTCTTGGAACAACATATGTAGGTTGTGCATAATAATATCGGTCATAATAATCGAAATATGTACCACCAGGATACATATCACGATTATAAAAATTCTAATAATTACTGCTATATGGTCTATAGTAATAATGTACTTCTGGATACTGACGGATATACACATATCGGTTATATGGAACTCTCATATAAGTATATCCATCATTCCAAATAACATAATATGGTACAGTACCTCTATAAATGATAGGGGTTCCTCCCATATAGTCATAATATGTATATTCTACATACTCATCATAACCGTCCATCCATGTTATACCACATGAATTAAAAGTGAATAATGTTGCACACAATACACAAAGTGCTAATACAAATCTTTTCATAATTTAATTATTTTAATTGGTTGTTTCTACCATATATATTTGAATTATATAAAAAAGTTTAGAAAAGTACACATAAAATTAAATAGGGAAATTCCTATAATTTAAAGGAAACCCCCTATTTCAATAAATTTAAATTATATTTTTCTGGTTTATTTACCATTTTTTATAAAAATAATGTTTTTCTGGATACTGACGAATGTACTCTCGCTTATAGTCTGGTACTTTTGTAAACGTATATCCATAGCCATACTTCCAACCAACATAATATGCTTCTAAACCGTTAAAGATAACAGGAGTTCCCAACAAAGAGTCATAATATGTATATTCTACATAGTCATCAACATCATCCAAATAGGACATATCCTTACTACATGAGCTAAAAGTGAACAATGTTGTGCACAATACTAAAAATGATAATACAAACTTTTTCATAATTTAATTATTTTAATTGGTTTCTACCATATATATTTAAATTACTTAAAAAAGTCTGGTAAAATACACATAAAATTAAATATGAAAACTCCTTTAAATTATAGGAGTTTTCATATTCTAATAAATTTAAGTTATATTTTTTCTGGTATAAACATATCAAATTCCTTAGTTAATTTTTTAGCGTACCTACCATAATAATTATTATCATCTACTCTTAAATCATCAATAGATAGATTATATATTAAATGAAACAGAGAAATTGACTTATATCCATCAGGCGTTACATATTCTGCTATTTTATTATTCCATAGGTCTTCATATGTTGTAATAGTTAAAATCCAATTACTTTTATTTTGTCTATTAATAAATGCAGAAGCATTCGTTTCATATCCTAGCAATTTCTGCATCCAATTATTATTATGTATATTTTTATAGACTTCTAAACGTTCACTTAATTTTTTAAATGGTATTTGTGAGAAATCATATACTGGAATTAAATATACAGGTCTTTTTTCATCATCTACATATCCCTTTACTGGATTAAACATTTGAGATACTATGATTTGATACATAATACCGTCATTTAATAAAATATAGGTATTATCATAATCCTTGTGCATATATAAACCTAAATCTTTACCAGCGGTAGAATCTTCAAAATGATCTATGTAATTTTCTGGGTGTTTCCAGAAATCTGCTGTATATGCAGATTTCTGAAATCTAAACCATATATCAGAAAGCATGTCTTCTGATAAATTATTAGTACTATCAGATGCAGCTAATACATCATTTTTTGTACATGCATGACACACTTTATGACCATGATCATAAAAAATTAATTTTGTAGTAGACCTTCCAATTTTACCATTAATTAATTTTGTTGTTCCTAAATAGTACCATTTTGCACGAGTAGTTCCATCCTTAATAATATAAGGTTTATTTGAAATTAACTCTAAGGCTTGGTCCTTTTGAGCAAATAAACTCAGCTGTAATTTAGATAATTCTGTATATGTAGTATTATCAGCAGTAGGCATTAATAATAGCTCAGCACCTTTCCATACATATACTAATTTTCCTACAATTCCAGTATTAATGATGTTACAGTGTTGGATAATGTATATAAAATTATCTATAGTAATTTCAAATTCAAAACCTCTTGAATCATATATACTTAAATATTCTTGCCTTTGTGACCATCTATCTTTTATATTAGAATGAATCATAAAGCCTTCTGTAGGTATATTTTCAAATTCATTACTTTCAATCTGTTTATCTCTCCAATTTTCCCATGAAGTCTCTTTACGTAATTTACCTGTATGATCATAGTAAATTACATATCCTATTTTCTTTTCAAATTTAGTATCTCTGTATTGATACCCAACTTTCAAAGTCTTTGGCAAATATAATTCAGATGTGTTTAATATCATAACTCCTTAAGTATTAATCAGTTAACATAAATTCTTTATTATATACTTTCAAAATATCCTTCACATTTGTAAAGATTGTTTGTCTATCTTCAGATGTATAAGTATTATTATCAATAGTAAGAGCCTTCAATACTCTATTAAATTGTGTTTTAGTAATCTGTGTATACTCATCTATGGTTCCTAATAAGTACGATAATGAAATATTAGGGCATGACATATAATAAGTATTAATATTAACAATACCTTTTGTCTCTCGATTATAACTAAATATAATACAAGTTCCATTTACTATCATATTCATACATTCTTCTAATGAATTAAAATCATTAAGTTCTTTATCTATATAAATTAATGTCACAATAGATTGGAATGGATTAATATAATAGAAATACTTACCTTTTACCTTCTTCAAAATTTTTGCAAATCTACTTAAGAAAATAGCATCAGCTGAATTAAGAACACTACGAATATTAGTTATTGTTAAATCATTTGACATGTCCTTAACTAACTGGTCAAATTCATCACGAGTTCCATTTCCATAAACCTTTTTATCTAAACCATGTACAGAATTCTCAGGACGAATATAATTAGCTTGGCGTGCTCTTATATATTCCTCTAAAGTTTCAAACTTTTCACCTACAAGTTTCTTGGTTATTTCACTTACTTTACTCATACAGTTATTTTTTATTATTTTATTTGTTCGTAGCATTCTGCTCACCTGGTGAGTTTACTACTAATGTTTGTTTACCTATAAAATCATTTAAGTTTTGTGCATTGCAATATGTCATTGCAGATCTTAAGCAATCTTCCATATTCTTAGACCATTGTTTCATTGTATACTTACATGGAATAAGTTTTTCAATACCTTCTGCTGTTTGCCCTGCTTTAACTTTAAGTTCTGATTGTGCTTTCTTAGATGCCATTCCATATATTCCTTTATGCATATTTGTATATTCTTTAATTAAGTAACGCTTTACTTCTTCTGATAATACATTTAATGGAACATCTTTATATTCTGCAAATACTGTTGTATCTTTAATATCAACTACCTTATATGGTAGCAAACTCTCATCCTGTAATATTTCAGGTACTGAATACTTTAATCCAAAAGTTATGGTTCCATCTACATAATCAATATAAAGAATACTTCCATATTGTTTATAATCATTTATAATTTCACCTGCACTTTCAAAGAATCCTCCGAAAATACCTCCTACCATTACATAGTCAGCTCCAAGTGCTAATGCTTTAATTACATCATCGTAATTTTTAATACCACCATCTGCAATAATTTTAATATCAAGATGTGCATTCGTTTTATATTCATAACATTCATGTACTAAACTTCCTTGCGGTACATGGCATCCAGTATTAGATGATGTAATACAAACCGAGCCTCCCCCAATACCAACACGAACATAATCTATACCACATGCATTATACATTGTTAAAGTTTCAGGATTTGCAATATTACCTGCCATCAACTTTACTGTATCTTTATACTTTGCTTTTACTTTACTACATAATTGTAATAAATTCGATAAATGACCATTTGCAATATCTAATAAAATATATACAGTATTATTAAATGTATTAAATGTATTATATATTTCTTCTAATTCAGATAAACCGAATGCACACCAATATCCTTTTTTCAAGTATTCTATTCTAATTTTATAATCAAAGTTACGAGGTATAATAGGTGTTATATGATTATTATACCACATATCTAAATTATAAAGATCTACAACAGATGACATAGGTGCAGTGAATATAGGTAAAACTTCACTATTTGTTTTGTCACTATGTTTAAACGGATTTACATCTCGCCTTGAATTTACAGTAGATCTAACTGCTGGCATAATAGTTAAATCATCATAAGAATATTTTAATGTTGTATAAATTACTGACATTGTATTATTTTATATTTTTTATTTTATATAAGAGACTAACTCAATAGCTCTGTCCATATTTTGAGAGGTTAAGCCAATATTAGAATCTACTATAACTGTATGATCTAAAATATTTCTATCTATATCATAGTAATTATCATTACCTGTTATAATAGCATATTCTACTAAATTATCTTTACTATATTTTTTAACAATAGTATTTACAAGGTCAGATAATTCATTTGGACCAATATTATGAAGTTCATCAAAAATAAAGGTTTTATCATTTTTTCGAAACTCTTTCCAAAGTGCCTCATTTTCGTAACATTTCTTATCGAAAATGACCACTTTTGAGCCAATATGCTTGATTTTTGAGCAAAAAATACTCAGTTTTTCAGGGTCAAGCCTACCCCCTTGCAATTCTGAAAAATTATCAATATTTTTATCAATCCATGAATATGGACATAAAACCCCATCTATTGTAATAAAAATTATCTTCATTTTATAAATTACTTTTAACTTCCTATTAAATTATATAGGTAATTACTACAATTGTTTACTTTTATAAAAAGAAATATCCTTGATAGGTTTAATATATTGTTTAGGTAATTTCTTAACAGTTACTAAATTATCAGGATTATTAAATAATTGATATACGTCTTGATATTCTTTATTATCAAAATTTATATATGAATTAACTGCTTTATCTATAATATCCTAATAGTTACTAAATAGTTTTTTAGAACTCCAACAATTAAGTTTTTTTCTTATATCATTTCTAATCCATGAGAAATGATGCATTTTAATGGTTTTCCATGGAAATACATAATAATCAATTATATGTTTATTATCTTTATCTTTTGGGATATAATAACGCCGTGTTGGATCAGACGGTAAATTAATATCACAGCTATCAAATTCATAATGATATTTTACTTTAGTTATAAATGGTACATACATACCTTCCTTAAATGGATATAATACCTAATGTTGATAATCATGATAATAATTCATATACTAACAATATGTTATATCATAATCATTATCATCTATTTCTTTCATTGCATTTATAAAAGAGGTCCTACTATAAAACTCATCTGAATCTATTATAAGTGCATGTGAACAACCATTTGTTGCTAATATTTTAATTAGTTTATTTCTTTTTTCTGTTTCCTGTACTCTTGCAGGAGTATCAAAATTAGTATCTATATATTCTATACTATTAATAATATTATCATTTAATAATGACTAACATGTATCTATATCTACTTTATCTATATTATCTCCGTGGTATGATATAGTTTGTAATGCAATAACTGTATAGTTAATTAATCCTTCTAATTCTTTTACTATATTATATATGTGTTCAGTTCCTTCAAATGCAACTATACCTATGCCTAATTTTTTTATATTCTTAAACTACGTCACTTTTATATGTATATTTTCTTATAATTATAGAGTAAAATATAAAAAATGTTTTAATGTAAATAAATTATATGGCACAAATAAACAATAATTATAAAAAGCATCATAAACCTGTAAATGAATCTAAGTCAAGGTATCATTAGGGTTATTATATACCAAAACATCCAGAGAAATGTTTAACTAAAGAAAATATATATCGTTCTGGTTGGGAGGTTAAATTTTTTAGGTGGTGTGATGAAAATTCTAATGTAGTTCGTTGGGCATCTGAACCTGTCGCTATAAAATATAAAAATCCTATATCTAATCTTAAATATTGTTTAGAACATAACTTAAATCCAAAAGATCCAAGATATTGGAAAACCTGTAATTACTATACAGATGTATGGATTGAATTAAAAACGAAAGAAGGTAATATAAGAAAAATATTCATTGAGATTAAACCATACTCACAAACTATTCCACCAAAGCCTATTAGTGAAAATGCCCCAATAAAAGAGCATAAAGCATATAATAGATAGGCCGAAACTTATTTGGTTAATCAAGCAAAGTGGCAAGCTGCTGTTAGAGAATTTGCAGCAAGAGGATGTGAATTTATGATTGTCACTGAAAAATCATTATCTAAATTAGGGTTGATGTAAAAGAAGAAAGAGAAACTAATTTTAATTTTTAGTTTCTCCTTTTTATATTTTAATTTTGTAAAGTATTTACAATCCATTCCCTTAATTCATCTTGAATTTCTTCTGCTTTTATAGTTGGTAAATTTAATTCATTATATGCAGTGAGATGTTGCCACCCTCTTAAAAGGAATTTCCAATTATTAATTACTAAAAGACAAGGGTCTGTATCATCAATATCTTCTATAGTAAATGTAGTTTCAGTTTTATTTCCATTAAGTTTATCACATATATCACTCATCAATTTTTCAATTTTTGAAGTGATTTCATTATTGTCTAAACATAAAAGAATCATATTTCCTTTAACATCTACTATATACGGTCCTAACATAGAATAAGGACCAGACCAACAGTCTTTAAATGTAATTTCTGTAGTTTTCATATTTTATTTTTGTTTTAAAAAATTATTAAACATATACCTAATGTTATGAAACATAAGGCTTCAGCATAGAATGTTTTATTAGGAGACTTACCAAATATACACCATAATAAAAATGGTAACCATACTAATAATAATGGCCAGTATATATATCCCACTGCAACCTATGTCATAATACCTGCAAGATAACCCCCTAAATTATGCATAAATTCATATACTGTTCTATAATGAGGACTACATCCTACTAAAATAAGTCCTATTAAAAATAACATAGCTACAAAACCCCACCACCCTGGTAATAAAGCTATCATATAAGGGGCAATAGAAAAACCTGCTATGCACATAGATAATGTAAATATCCAATCATGTTTTACAATATATGCAGTTGATGATAAACTCTGAAGCATTTTCTTATTTTTTAAAATATTCCACACAGTATACCCTAACATATATAATATTCCAAGTATACTTAAAACTTTTAATGCAACTAACATGTAATATTTATTATTATAATGTAAATTATGTGTAAAGTCTTTATAAAATAAATATATTTTAAGAAATAATTTTAAATTATTATGAATACTATAACAGTTAAGCGAATTGCAAATAATCCAACATTAAAATATTGTATTGGTAAATTATATATTAATGGTGTATATGTGTGTGATACAATAGAAGATTATGATCGTATGCTTGACGATAGTATGCCACTTCAAGAGATACTCAAAAAGAAAGTAAAAGGCCAAACTGCAATCCCTACAGGTACATATAAGTTATCATTAAAATATACATCATAGACATTTAAAAACACTACATGGGCTAAATTATATGGAGGTATAGTTCCCCGTGTATTAAATGTTAAAGGCTATGACGGTATTTTAATACACCCCGGTAATACCCCTGCAGATACATATGGTTGTTTATTAGTAGGAGAGAATAAAGAAAAAGGCAAAGTTATTAATTCACAATTAACATGGAAGAAATTAATGAGTACTTATCTATGGCCTAAACGTAATGAGGAATGGTTTATTAAATATACACGAGCATATTAAAATTAAAAGGATGAAATTTAAAATTTCATCCTTTCTTTTATGCTTCTGCATTATCTTCTACCTGTGTTTCATCAGTTAAATCAGCATCTGCAAAATCAACATCTTCTATATTATCATCTGGCGGTGTAGCATTTACAGGAGGTTCAGGTGTTCCCATTACAGGAGCAGAACCTTCCACTTCATAATTTTTAATAAATGATGATACTGTACCAGCAATAGTAACAATATCTTGAGCTGTTACATCAGATAATAATTTTGCAATATTAGTTGCAATTTTTAATGATTCAATTTTTAATTCTTCATCAGTTAAAGATTTATCTTTAGTTTCCGCATTATTAGTTGGTTCATTTTCTTCGGTTAAAGAATCATCCATATCAATAAACTCATCTGCTTCATACAAACGAGCTTTATTACGGTACTTTAAGAAATCTTGATCTGACAAAATTCTTTGTACTTTTACCATTGTAAATTTTTATTCGAATATTTTTTACAACTTATTTATCTGTAAACTGTCATTACTATATGATAAGTATACTTCAAAAGTATCTGAGTTATTAAGTAAATTAGTTTGTAAAAATATAGTTTTTATTGCATAACAAAATTCAGTTACTGATGCATTAGAAGGAGACATAAACCTTATAGGGATATATGGTATAATTGCAGAATCTTTCAATGTATCTATTTTAGTAATAACTGGTATAAATTTACAATTATATATATACTTATAGTTATCTAAGGTATGTCTACCAATGGTTTGTTTTAATAATCCCATATCAAATACACCCCTTTTAAATAAACCTTGATACCCCGTATCATTATTAGTAGGTTCATTTAAATCAGTAAAATAGTTATTAAGGTATTGTGTATATACAGGTTCATAACCATTTCCATGTCTCGTTAAATAGCATCGCATTGTAAGGTACACATTAGCATTAACTAAGCATCTTTGTAACCATGGTGTTTCAAAACCTGTTAAACCTACTTTACTTGGTGTACAATGTGGCATAAATCCACGTTCCATATCTAATAATAAACCTTGTGAACCTTCGAAAATAACTTTATTAATTTTATCATCAAAATTAACAAGTATATTATTAAAATCTGAAACAATATGAATATCTGCACATGTAGTTAACCACTTGCATGCATTATTAAACATATTTACATATTCTTCATATTCAGTCATTTTAGATGCACATAATTTTGTACCATAATAATACTGGCATACATTCTTAATGTATATTTGATATGGTAAAATACATAAATATGTTACCTTATCTGTATTAATATATCGTTTACATGTACTAAAAATACCTTTACCACAACTTCCATTATTTAATGTATTTTCATCATTAATATTATTTAATACATCAAATGGTGTAATGATTTTACATTTTTCATTAATGTACAATGTTGGTTTAATACCTTTCTTAATAAGGTCATTGTACTCATTTAATATACAAATAGGGTCAATTAATACATTCTCATCCAAATATGTTGGAACTCCTACTAATGTACCTGCACCAAATGAACTACATATATGTGAAATACCGTTATGCACTACATTATGACCTGCTTGAGGTCCAGATGAAAAACGACAAACAATTGGTGATAAATTTTCACCAATTGCTTGTAAACATCTCCATTGTACAATATTACCTTTTCCTTCATCTCCGAAGAATGTTCCTAATACAATGTCAGAATTATGTAACATATTTTTACATTTTTAATCTCCTACTTCTACCCCTTCAAATAAAGCATCTTCTGGGTTTAAGTAGGATTTAGTTTGTTTATATGAATTAAAAATTACAGTAGGTAAAATATCTGCAAGGTCATCACCATGTAGGTCATATGAAACTTTAATATGGTTATCATCTAACATTTCTTTCCAATTAGTACAGTTTAGAGAATATGTATTTGAACCTTCCATATGAATATGATAAACATCCCACTTCTTCTGTGCATCCTTAAGGAATTCTTTAGTCTCTAATACTTTATAGCCATTAGTAGTAATTTTTTCATCATTTGTTTTTATATAATGATTTAATATATCATTACTAATAGACTTATGCACAGGTTCATCACCAATTGTAATAAGTACACCTTTCTTTCCTCTTTTTTCAAAGGAATCTGTCTTGGTTTTATATGCTGCGATATACCACGCAAGTGAATAATCTTCACCTCCATTTCCTCCGCCGCAACCTTCAAGATAGATATTCTTTAACCAGTGCTCCATCAATGAATCAGAAGATTCAAATTGTCCAACTTGTATAGGAGCTTTTTCTCTTTCGTATTGGGCATCACCAATTCCCATAAAACATACCTGAGGATTTTCAATACCAAGATCTGTTAACTTTTTAATAATATCTGGTAACAAATTAGAAATGATATTATGTGGAATTCTACCCATACTACCAGTTTCATCCAATGCAATAATTATTGGAAATGAAACTGGATGTTCTTCACTGTCACATGATTCACGGACCTGAAAATACTTCGGGTCCATGTCATGTGCAATAGTGTGATTTTTAAATATAGTCTCTTTTGACTGTGACTGATAAGTATCAACAGAGCGAGACTTAGCTGACATATAACTATAACTTCCTCCACCCATAATTACTTCTTCTCCTTCTTTAATTCAGCCATCAATTCCTCCTTCAAAAGATCCTTAAGTTCCTTCATGAGATTTGGGTCTGATGTAATAATACTCTTAAGTGCTGATGTAGTTTCAACATCCTCTTCATCATTCTCTTCAGATGAAACTGTGTTTACAGAAGGATTAACAGGTTTTACCATATTCTGGATATTATCAGTAATATGTGCAAATGGATTGAATGCCTGACCAGTACTTGCATTTTCTACTACAGGATTTGTTGGGGTATTCATATTGCCAAACATGTTACCACCAAACATGTTACCACCATTCATCATCATCATCATTGGTAGCATCTTTGACATCTCTGTGTCATCACCTTCTCCAATGCTCTGCAACATCATCAATGGCATCATACTCTGCATATTTACATTAGCTCCACCATTCTGAGCAGCAGACATAAACATCATCAATGAGGTTGTATCGAACTTGGCATCATCCTTTGACAACAACATGAACATCATAGGATTAAACCCTGTCTGGTTATTAAACATATTAACAACACAGGTAACTGTAGATGCACCAAGAATAGCATCAGTAATATCCTGCTTGTTATGTGAGTAACCAGAAGCACTAATCAACTGTAATGATCCATTAGCTTTACGGCCCTTTACAAAAGAATAACTATTACCATTCTTTACAATATCGCCAAGAACAACCTGTGACTGTAGTTTAGAAATTGTAAAAATTGGAATTTCAAATGTCATTTCAGCTGGCCAACGCTTCAATGTACCTTCCTTTGACATACAAATGTAATTACCATCACGGTCAGGCAATGCAACTGACAAATCATAAGTCATTCGTACATTGTAATCACGCGCAGGTACATACTGACTCATCATGGTATTTTAAATACCATGTTTCATGGTATTTAAAATACCAGAAAATCCATTCTTTTTCATACTTGTTTTATTTTTATTAGGATAAACTTTATTATTGTTAATACTTTCTATATTGATTGTTCTGATTGGTTTATTTTTTATTGTATCTACAGTAGAATCTTTAATAATATCCACTACCATAGCTGGCTTATTATGAGAGGGACATTTAATAATATCACCAACCTTCAAATTATAATCATTACAAATATATACATATCGAGTTTTATTTTTCTCATCTGTATCTATATCTGCTACAAAATCATCATTATATGGAAATATAACAAAAATTAATGTATTTTTTACTTTTTCATTTAACATAATTATAATTAATTAAAATTTCAATCCATTTAAGATTTCTCCTAATTTTATTTTTTGATTAATACCATATATAAGATTATCAATAGTTGCAATACTTTCTTTAATAAAATTATTATGGTTTGTTAATAAATCTATAATAGATTTTTCATCAATCAACTCAACCTCAACTACTTTTTGTATAGCGCTGTCATTAGGTAATCTAACACCATTATAACCTGATATTTTAATTGTATTAAACATATTAAGTGATTGGCGTTTATACTCTCGCATTTGTTTTAAAATGACAGTATTCATTGAATGATAGTAGTCAACTGCCTCTTGACGTTTCATGTAAACAATACCTAATAAGTCATTGACCTTTGGTAAAGTTTTCATCATTTCATTTAATGAAGTTATTTCTGTTGTCCACTTATTACGATGTTCATTAAGCTGCTCTTCTAATGTAAGAGGTTGTTGCAGAGTATTTGTTTGTTGATTATTATTATTTGGTAAAACTGGTGAAGGTACAGCTGAATTATTAGGAGTACTTCCTGTATTCATAGCTGTACCATTATTACCATTGTTATTTTGTTGTGTATTACTTACATTACCCATACATTTCTTATATAGAAAAAAGTATCAAAAGCCTATTTTTTTAACATCTTTTTGTGCCCCGTTATCAGAATTATAATTAAAAATATCAGAAAGGTACATATCAGTAATCTTATCTTCAGGAATATTCAACTTATACTTATCAGATAATACCTTAACCTTATCCTTTGATAACTTCTTAAATTCATATTTAACTTTCATTCTACCTTTTCTTAATAAGGCTTGGTCTATACGATTAATATCTGCATTAAAAGTACATATAAATTTAAGATTAAATGCATCACCTAAAATACCATCACTTAAATTCAATAATGATGCCATCTTATTATTACCATCTGTACGGTCGGCTAACATACTTTCACAATCTTCAAGAATAACTACACAATCTTTATATTCTAATAGTAATTGTATAAATGAAGAATCTGTAATATTATCAAATACAGAAGAATCTAAAATAAGAAAATCTTTATCATTTAATTCCCGTATTAAATTTCTAATGTATGTAGTTTTACCTGTACCAGGTTTACCATGTAAAATCAATAATCCTGATTCATTTTCCGCCTGTAAAAATTCCTTGATTTTATCATCTGGTAAATCATCATTATAATTCTCTTTTACATTCAAATCAACTGTCTTAATCAATAATGTATTAGTAGAAAAACCATCTCTATTATATGTAGCATATTCACATGAAGGAGTATTTCCATTTTCTTCATATAGTGATATTGATTTCTTTACTACTGAAGGTAATTCAGCTGTATTAGTCAATACTGTAATTTCTCCTCTATATGAATATATAAACATATTGGGAGTGATAATTACAGGTGTTTCACTATTTCTAATAATATAATATGGAATATTATTGTTTGTTAATTGCGTTTCTAATTGTATATACGTAGTATAAGTATCTATTTCATCCTTATATGTATATTCTCCAGTAGTACCTTCATAATGTTGTTTCTTTGCAAAATCCTTATTCATATAAGAACCTTCCATTTGAATCGTAATTCTATCAGGATATGCGCCAAACATGTATATATAGGCAGAGCGTAACCAATTATCAGTATCACTAAAAATATTAGAATCTTTAGATATATCTCGTAGACATGCGTCAAAACATTGTTTTAAATCTTCCGATGTATTATAAATTACTTTATTCATTTTTTAAATTAACAAATTAAAATTTTAATTAAGGCTTTAGAACATCATCAATAATACCATAATCTTTAGCCTCTGGTGCAGTCATCCAATAATCACGATCTGCATCTGCCGTAATCTTTTCAATACTCTGCTTTGTATGAGTAGAAAGAATATCATATAATTCATTCTTACACTTTTCAATTTCACGTGCTTCAATTAAAATATCTGATGCCTGACCAGACGCGCCTCCAAGTGGTTGATGAATCATTACCTTAGAATGAGGTAATGCATATCTCTTACCATCTGTACCAGCAGCTAAAAGAACTGCACCCATAGATGCTGCCATACCTGTACAAATGGTTTTAACATCACAATTGATATATTGCATTGTATCATAAATTCCCAAACCTGCAGATACACTACCACCAGGAGAATTTATATAAATTGAAATATCCTTTGAATCATCTTGATTGCTCAAATATAAAAGTTGTGCTTGAATTACATTTGCAACATAATCATCAATACCAGCCCCAAGAAAGATAATGCGATCCATCATCAATCTTGAAAATACATCCATCACTGCTACATTAAGATTACGTTCTTCTATAATAGAAGGATTAATATAATCATTGTTACAACCAATATTCATATTATTAATATGATTTGTATACTGATGCATTGCCATACTTGAAATTCCTCTTGACATTGCAAACTTATTAAAATCTTTCTGAGAATTTATCATTTTCTTATATTTTATCGTTAACTTATTATTTTAAAAGAATTAAATAAAAAAGTCTAATTTTTACACTTAAAGTTATTTCTAAAATAAGTATAAAATTAGACTTCAAATTAAAATTATGTAAATACAATTTCTTAAATTATGGTTAAACTGTTGTTACAGGTTCGCCAAGAACAGAAGAAGAATCTTGATTAAGCATGCTGTCATTTTCTTCATCCTTTGGTAAACCAATTGCATCTTCAATATCTTTAACATCATCAAATGCACTTTGATCTGGTAATGCAAACATAGGTTTAATTACATTATCATTTAAATCCTTTAAGAATTCTGGTGTAAACACTTTATCTGAATAAAAATCTACTAATGATACTTGTTCACCTAAATGCTTTACTACAATACCTCTTGCAGTATCTTTTGGTTGACAATACATTGTTTCACCATTATGGTCAAAGATATAGATCTTTTTCTTTTCAGTATCAGATAACTTATTATAATCTTTTTCTGTAAGTAATGAACCACGAACAACTCCAGAATTATCCCATGTCATAAATTGTTCCAAACCTACATAAGGATTAGGTTTCTTATAATAAGGAATTTGGAATTTAACCTTCATAGGTCTACAAAAACGTGACTTAACTGGTTTTGCTGTTACAAGAACACCGTTCTTAGTTCCTGCCTCTGAACCTACATGTTTCTTTGCCGCATCCTCATTTGCTTTATCATCAAGTTTAGCCACAGATAATTCTAATGTAATTGAAGCATTATAAACCAAACCTGTACCACCTGCTTGAATATTCTGAGGAATGAAGGACATACTATTATGTGTTACTACTCCATTTTCTAATATATAATGATGAGCATTTGCTACTTCTATATCATATACATCCTATTGATTATTTGCTCCCACTGTTACAATATTTTTCTACTTTAGCTTTAATATCTTCATATACTAATTTCTCTATTTTTATTTTATTTTTATTAGGTTTAGAAACAATTAACAAAATATAATTATATCCTCTATCTATTACACATTCAGCTTTTTTATAATTTCTCCATAAATTTTTATAAAAAGTATAAGTACTTTTCACTTCAATAAATAAATTCTGAGATTTTATATAAAAATCTGGAATATACCTATGTATTACATTATCCTCCTCATATGTATAACGAAACTAAAAAGTATTCATATATTTTATATCATTTTCTATATCCTATTCATTATATAATTTTAATATATAATTGTCTAATGCTTCAGCTTCATATCCTTGTATAATTATATTTTTTCCAGATTCAGGAAATGTATATATATTATATTTTTTATATTTCTTTTTAGCTGGATCTATTTTACTAAGTGCAATTACTTCATTTACCCATTTACTTTCATTAAAATTATGTAATGAACCATACTTTGTAATACGGTTATCATGTGCTATTTGTTTTATCACGGTATACTAAGAAATCCATAATTTTTCTGAATTACTATCATCTGTGCTGTCACCATATTTTTCATGCCAAGTATTTAACTTTTTATATGAATTATCTCCATCCATAGGACATACATGGTTATATCTTTGTAAATTAGTATTCTTTACTTTTTCTTTAATAATATCACTTTTTAATGGATTATCAACACCATAATGTTTAAGCCATGTTTCTTTTTTCTTATTAATATTATCAATATAATTTAAAGTACATTTTGTTCCATATCTTAACATATTAGTTTCTGCTACTTTCTAATATATTTCTTTTTTTCTTTCCTCTGATACGTTTTCCCACTATTTCTTTATTCTAATGGTAGCTCTCTATGAAATTATCTATGAAATTTCTGGTAATTTTTTATATTCTTCAAAGCACTTCTTAGAACACATAATAGGAGTTATACGCTCAGAATTATCTCTATATTTTCGTAACTAACCGATAGGTACAAAATTACATTTGCAATATGGGCATATAACCTATGTTTCATTTAAATTATCATGTAAACAAAATACTATATAACTTTCATCTACTATATCATTATTAACTATATCAGTTCTATTAAATAGGAATGGTACAGTATCTTGAATAATTTTATATGCAACTGAATTCTTATCTAATCTCTTAATATATTTTACCATTGTACATATAGGCATATGTTGAATTGCATCAAATAAAAATTCTTTATCATTTAGCAATTCTAACATATGTTTTATTCTATATGTAGTATCAAAATCAGTTAATTTCATAATTTCTAAAATATATTGTTCATATACAAACTATAAAATTAAATTTGTACTATTTCATCATTAGGAGTTAATTCATCTGCTAACTTGTAAATTAAATCTCCACTTGGAGTTCTTACCATAAACTTATGATTAAGTGTACATTTAACTGTATAACCATCTTCAAACTCTAATTCATAATACTTTGGTGCTTTGTAAGAAAAACTATTTGTTACTTCCTCTGGACCATTTAATGTCATGACTTCTTCACCCTTTGTAATATCTTCAATATTCTTAAAGGTATTATCTGCCATCATAACTTTAGTACCAGGTAAACAACAAGCATACACATGGTTCACACATATTAAGCTACATTGTAACTTAGCCAATGGAGTTGCACATACACGGAACAAAGCTTTAAGGTCTTTTGCCTTTGTAAAATCAGCCTTTTGATTACCAGTTAAAGTATCATCCCTTTCCTTTTCAGATGTTAAGTTACCGATAGAGTCTAATACTATAATTATCTTATCATGATCACCTTGTTTTTCCTCTTGCTTTTGTAACTGTTCACAAAGTTTAATAATAAATTGAGATGTTTCAAAAATAGTATTAACTTTCTTAATAATTAACTTAGTTGGATCTACACCTAATCGTCTAACGAAATCTGAATCAATAGCCCCTTCAGAATCCAAATATACCGGTATATATCCCATTTTCTAAGCTTCTCTACAAATAGAACAAGCCAAGAAAGATTTACCAGTACCACTACTACCACATAATGAAACTATACGACCTGTTGGTACAGCTTTAAATAAATCACCCGACATACATGCATTTAATACATAATTACCAGTCGGGATCCATTCTTTTATATTAGATAATGTAGAATCTGCAATAATTTCTGCACTATCATCTATTGCCTATACCATTGAAAATAAACTGTCTATTCCACCTTCAAAATCTTCTGTAACTTTCTTCTTTACCATCTTAATTAATAAAATGCTTTATTTATATATTATAAGGTAAAAGTTCAAAAAAGTTTTTATTAAAATAAAAAATAGAGACAACTATGTATCGCACACTGTTGTCTCTTAAATTCTTATTTTATATATTTAATTATTTACAACATGAATCTAATGAATGCTATCCGTTGTAGAAGATAGTTGATTCATCAATTCAGTGTTCTTCGCTTTCAGATCATTAATTTCATTATTCAATGCATTTACATCTTCTTGACTACGTTCATACTTCATTTTATACTTTGATGTAGTAACATCGAAATGATAAGTAATGCATCCCATCACCTGAAATACTGCCTTCTTTACATTAAATCTATTATCAAATTCAGGATCAATAATGTCATAATTCATTCCATATCCAGTAAGAGGTGTTGCCCACCAACGTTTAGTTAGATCCCAAATTACAGTAGGTTGTAGAGTTACTGTCCAATTACGTTTTGAACCAAAATTATAATTAAAGTTCAAACCAGTCTTGAATATAATGGCATCACGCTTATCTGCAAAGTGTGTAGGATGTCCAAGCCATGGTCCATCAGGAAAATAATACCAAAACATTGAGCCATATTCATGGAGACAACCAATACCAGCTAATGCTTCAACTTCAAAATTACGTGGTTTACCATTATATCCCCAAAATGTGTTACTAATGTTCCATCTGTTAATAAGGGTCCATGTAACTTGGTCAATAGCTTGCGCCCCATTATATACCTTAACATTCCAATTGCGCTTATTATTAATGCCTATTGTACCTTCAAAAGTAAGTCCATAATAAGGATTAATGTCCTTATTTACAGTTACACCAATAATAGCACCTTGTGGGGCATTCCAGTCATGAAGATTTGTTTGAACTCCTCCTGCTAAACCAACTGACCACTTCTGCAACAAACCAAACTTCTTTGTAGTCTCCTGAGCATTTACTGAAAGATTAACCATCAATGCAGTAAGCAATAGAATAATAAACTTTTTCATAATTTTAATTTTTTATTTGTCCTTAAAATGTTAAACTTAATACCCTATATATGGTCAGTTTTAGAAAAAGTCTGGTTTTAATGTGCAAAATTACGTTAAAGTTTATTTTGTTAGTCCTGTTGAACCAAAACCACCTGCTCCACGGTCAGTTGTTCCATGTGCTAAATACTCTTCTTCTGTTTCTTCTTCCCATTCAGTTGGTATATATTCCATATGAATAAATTGAACAACCTTATTACCTGAACGCAATACAGTATCTTCATTTCCATTATTACATAAATTAAGATGTACTTCTCCTGTATAATCAGCATCAATAGTATTTGCCATTACATCAAGGTGTTTTTTAGATGCTATACCTGATTTATTAGTAGCTTTAAGATAAGTATTCTTATCATGTATCCAAACCTTAATACCAGATGGAATATTGACTTGTTCACCTGATGGTATAATAACTTCTAATACTTCCTTATTTAATTCAGTATCGAAAATAATAGAATATTTTATTTTATTATTAAAGTTAGCTTTGGTTAAAACTTCAAAAAATTCGGGAGTATATTCCGGCATAAAGAAATCTGTACCTGCGTCATGCTAATTTGCGCGTTTTGGACTTTTTACATCTCTTATCTTTAAAAATGAAACTTTCTTATTAATCATTTATTTAATTTAAACTTGATTTATACATTATAAAATGTATATGTTAAAAAGTTTAATTTTTAAATTTTAATTTATGTACCCACAACTATTTAGAAATATTTTCAGGTAACTAACTTAATGGCTTTATATCTGAACACATATTAGCCATTAAATTTTCATTTGATTTATATAAAACGACTTTATCATCTGGTGCATAGCCTACCGTAATAGGGTACTATGTTAAATTTTTATATGCCCAATGCTTGCTAACTTCTGGAGGTTCATCACCCATAAAAATAAAAGTAATATTCTTACCCCATGAAAATGCACCAGTATTTATCGCTTTAACGTATTTTGGTATAATAATGACAGTATTTTCTTTCAAGGCTCCTAAACATAGTAATTCAGGTATAACTGATAAATTAAAAGGCAATATTAAATGTGAAATATTTTTATTATATATGTAACAAAAACTGCGGGTTAATCCCTAAATCTAATTTGGTAATTCAATTTCTTCTAATTTTTTAAAATTTTTAAATTCAATACCAGGACTACTTAATCGCTATATACTTTCAAAATATTTGAATTCATTAAATTTAATTATACTACTACATAAAGGATCATTGTACATTGCATATGGAATTTCCTTTACTGCTAACATATCACTGTATAAAATTCCTTGCGTATTTGCAGGAAACAAATATTTCATACATAATTTTTCAGCGTTTACATCCTAAAATTCTATATAATTATAAGTAAATGAAGAACATAAATGATTTCGTAGTATACTCATAAGTATATTTGTTTATACTACTGGTCTATATATAAAATAAAAAGTGGCAATTCCAATATAATTATATAATGTATGATATGAATGTTATTATATAATATACATAATTAATTAGATAAATTATATTTTAATTTTGTATAATTTTTATTTTTATAGTACGTACACAAACTAAATAATTTAATTATTCAGTATATATTTTATTTTTATTCTAAAACATATATTATTTTTATTACCTATTAAAATAACTCAATTTTTTATCAAAATACACTTAAAATTAAGCTAAAATTTAATGAAAACCCTTAAATTTACTTAGTTTTTACCTCAGTTTTTAGGGCCCAGTACACACCCCTACTGGAAAATACTTATTTTTATTTAATTTCTAAAATTCTTAAGTTTTATATTAAAATAAAAAGTGGCAATTCGAACATAATTATATAATGTAGTATAAGAATGTAATTATATAATATACATAGTTAATTAGTTAATTATAAACTTATATAAAGAAAAAAAGAAACTTTATATAATTAAATATAAAATTTCTTTTTAATAATTATTTTATTTTACATAAACTATATCCTATATAGAATTCTAATAATGATTACCAAATCTATCATATATATCGAATATAAATGTATGTTTACCTTTATGTATTAATTTCTCAATAGTATATGTATTAAATATTTCATTTATTAATGTACGATGATTATATGTATTAACATCAGTCATATTAGCATTTGTCATATCCATTACCTATTCTACATAATGTCTGATTCTACAGTATGTAATTTCAGAGCATGTACCAAATTTATTTAATATATTACTATCTTTACTATAATGATTCATTAATGGGTGTACTAATACCTCGGTACCTTCTGATACAGTTATAGGTTTATCTTGTAATTCAATCAATTTTTCATTTAATAACTTATCATCAATATTATTTAATAAATGTGTATTATCTAAATCTATTCCTATATGTTTCTTAATAAACTCATTCATAGAAGACTTTAATACTTTATTCTATGTATTATGTGTTACAAGATAAGGTTTATAATTTACATCATCTGTATACTATTCTATAGGAAATAATGTATTATTATATGTTACCTTCATCATCTCAACATTTAAATGATTTTCAGTTTTACTATAAAATACAGGTTTTTCCTATAATGGAGTAATATATTCTTGTATTGCTGCCTATGGTAAGCTTAATGTATATATAACATTATGTTTTTGTTTATCTAATTCATTATATCTATCAATTATAGGTAATATTCCATTTATGGTAATAGCTTTACTATATTGATTATATGAAACGATCCTAAATACAGATTCCATCATTCTATTATGTTTACTAACATCTATAGTAGTATTCTATTCGTTATATGATAAATTATCAACTTCTATTCTAACTTTTGTTAATATACCAGAAACAAATACTTTATCTGGGTGGGTATAATCACTAAACTTATTATTATATTCATCATCTTGTAATTTAAAGCTTGTTGTTTTATTATCATTATCAAACTCGATGCTATTAGTATCAATAATAAATTTACTTAAATTAATATTTAAATTTGTTAACTATTGCTTATTGCTATAATTAAACATAGAATTATAATTAGTTGGAATATATGTATTTTCTCCTATTTTTTTATATGCTAACACTTCTTCATCATTTGAAGATCTCCATTCATTTAATATATTATCAAATCTTGGAATAAAAGAAATATATGTATTTTCAGTTATATCTGGTTTATTATAACCTTCTAATCTAACTTCTATACTATGATTTTCACGGTCATGTTTAACTGGATTTAATCTATAATATGAATTATTCTATAATAAATTAAAAGTATAATTGTAATCTATATCTTTTAATGTAGTTACTAGAGAATTATCTTTATATATTGAATTATCCGGTTTATCTGTAATTAATGATATACCAGTATATGATGGCATAACTTCAAATAGATTTTTCTAATATGTTGTGAATTTATTACCGTGATTATCATATGTAATTAATTTTGTATTATACTTACCATTATAATATACCGGTATTTTCATATTAACTACCGGATTATATATATTACTTATATTATGATTAAGAGTTTCTAAATCATTACTATTTTGTAATATTTGTGTTATATCAGTATCATGTGAATAATAACCATGATGAAAATCAAATTTAGAATATACTGTAGGTGTAATATATTTCTAACTATTTACATCATTTACTGCATTTTCAGTATGAAATAATATTTTATATGTTAATTCATGCGCACCATATGCGTTAAAATATTCAGTATTATATACGCTATCTTTAAATTCTCTATTTAGAATAATATCACCATTAACTATATTTAAATTTTCTATATTAACACCATGACTGTTTATACTTGATATTTTAAAATCATTTATATAATTATTATCTATAGATTTATATTCTAATCCATAACTATAACCCATATAATCATTAGGAATACGTAAAAATAAGGGGGTATTACTATATGGACTAAATCTATCAATAGAACTAAATAATAATATGCTGGACTAGTCACTTGAAAAAATAGGAACATTAGTTGCAATATCATATCTATTTGTTATAAGTTCTAATTTATATTGTTCCTAACCTGTTTTTGGATCAATAATAGGATATACTTTCAAATATACACCTGGCTAATCTCCTACCATTTTCTTATAACCAATGACATAGCCTTCTTTAATTCTAACAGTATCATTAACCTTTGCATCTATATTGATATTTGGTTTTTCTTGAAAGCTATCATTATAATCATATGCCACTTTATGTATATCGTTATACTAAGTTTCAAATATATTATTATTTTCAATGATAATACCATTAAATGCAACAGATTGTGGTTGTACTTCTGTTACTATACTGTATTTCTCTGCATTTACAGGGTTATTAAATGTATTTGAAAAATATATTTTATCTATACCAAATTTGGTTTTATATTCATCTGGTAAATTATATATTTCCCTTGCAAATGATTCAAATGTATCATCATTTAAATCATCAAATGTTAATTTAGTATATTCATTTAATGTTAAATTAACAAATGTATTTTCATGTTCAGGATTAAATTCATGTACAACAGAAGATTGTTCAGGTTTTAATGTATAACTTCCCTACCATTTATAATCATATAATTCATGTTGAGTTACATAACCTCTTGTTTTAAAAGTAGAAAATACTATACCTTCACCTGTAATATCTTGAATATATGAATTAACACCTAATATATACTTATCAAGCCATTTACATACTGCCCATAATTTACTGATTACTTCACTATTTGTGTATTTAAATATTTTTTCTGTTACAGGTTCATATGCAAATTGAAATACATCTTTTCCATTTCTTTGGTTATATGTATTAGTATATGCTTGAATAGGTTCAATAGATATAAATGCAGTCTAATCACTATTTAATCTAAATCCATTAGGAATATTAGTTTTATCTGTATCTTTAGTTACAGGTATAATTTTATATACATCACAAGGTTTAGAAATTTCATTTTCTTTAATACAATTAAGGTGATAAACCATAGTAAGCTTATTCATCTTGCTATAGTTATTAAAATCTTCAATAGAAACACCATATTGATTTAACATATCTTTTAGGTATTTTCTATTTTCAATATCCATTCGTTGTATAGCAACATCAGTTTGATTATCATTATTATCTTTTATATGATACCATTCTTTAAATATAATATCCGAATATCCAAGGAATTTAATAGCATTTAATAATGCTTTATATGTACCAGTATATGGAAATATCTGGTCATAAGTTAACATTAATTCTTTTGATTTTTCATTTACAATTCTATAATCAGTACCTTCTTCATCATATTCCTAATCACTGAAAATATTTGCATAATCTTTTGGGTCAGGAATACCAAAATTACCTAACAATGCACGATATCTTTCATCCTCTCCTTCTACTTCAGTTTTAATAACTATAACACCGATAAAGAATGAATTTTCAGTATCTTTCTATTGAAGATACATACCAATAAAATTCTAATAACAACCCTCTTTTTCAGACGTAAATGCAACAGTTAAAGATAATGGATTTTCATTTTGGAATAATTCATATGTATACTCTGGGATATATTGAATATCATAAGTATTTAAAGCATCTTTAATAGGTTTTACTATATTAATTTCACTATCAGATTCTGGTTTGAATACTAATGAATATAATGTAGTATCTTTTTCAAATGATATAGGTGTAGTATATATAGAATCAACTGCGATAAAATCAGTAGAAACTTTTTCCTATTCATATGATAATGAATAATATACAAATGGAAAAGCATTACCTATATTTTCTATACTATTTGTTAATAATCTATATATAAAATATTCATTTGTTTTTTGTTTAGTATTAACATCATATACATATTGTAATGCCATATTATCATATGATAAGTAATAATAATATTCATCTGTTATATCATTATTATTACATGTACCAGTATAAATCTTTTCTTTCTTAACTTGTATATTAGGATCTGTTAAATCAAATATAGATCTGACATCAAAGTCATGTACATAAGGTACATTATTAATATTAACAGTTATCCTTACTTTATTACCTGGTGCAGCGAATATATCTAACATATATTCATTAGCTTTAAACCCGGATTTTAAATATGTATACTTATCACAAAAAATCTTTCCTGAATTTATAAATCCAGAAAACATAGTTTCATTTATCAATGCACGGTTTGCATCTATTTCACATGCAAAATATCCTTCCGGTATTTCATGGAAATATGAAATCACATCATTACTTGGTAATAATTTCCATGTAATGACATAATCTTTTTGAGAATATATTAAATTACCATCTTCTGAATAAAATTGTAAATTAAATAATTTCTTAATATCATTTATAACCGGCATAATAAACGTTTCAATTTATTTTTTTAGAATTTTTTGGAAATGCAATAGCATACTATAATTTTATTTGCTTCACTGCATCAATAAGATGTTCAATTAATCGCTCAATCTAACGAAGTGGTATATCATTTAATTTATTTGCAAACATCTCTTGAGAAACTACTTTATTCAATAAATTACGGTGATAATCATAACCTTCATTTGTATAGTTATCATACAAATGTTTTTCTTCTTCATGAAATGAATCTATATACTTTAATTTTGGCATTTTATATATAAAGACAAACTTACTCTATTTACTTTTAATTTTTACTAAAAATAAAATTGAAATGAAAAGTGGCAGTTCCAATATAATTATGTAATGTAGTGAAAGAATGTTATTATATAATATACATAATTAATTAGTAAATTAAATTTATATAAAAGAAAAATATATGTTTATTTCTTATATAAAGCTATATAATTACTTATACCTATAAAGTATACATATAACTGAATATAACACATTACAGAAGAAATAAACTATATATAAGTCATATAAAATAAAAGAGGCTTAAACTATAAATTTTAAGCCTCTTTAAAATTTTCAATTATTGTTTTATTTATAAAATTTTATTTTAAATTACTTAGAATTAAATTATAAATAGGTCCATTATTTTTAATATCATCTATTACATAATTATAATACACTTTTAATGTAGTAACATCTATCTCTACAAACTTATTAAAATCTTCATATTGATTTAATATTTTATCTATATCACCCGATAGAATAGCACTTAATACTAAACGAGCATAAAGTTTATGACTTGCATTATCTTTAATAGCTTGCGTGATTTTTAATATACCGTTATTTTCTTTTGATTTAGATACATACATCACATTATCTATTACTCGTTTAACATCAGCTTTAGTAATTTTAACATTAATATTTTGAGAAGCACTTATAGTTGCATTATCATTAAATTTACAGGTTGCAATTAAATTTAAATATTTTATTACCTCATCTGTTATAGTTGTAGCTATAAGCATTTTATTAAATAATACATACCCTTTCTCTGGTAATATATCATGTGTTGTAATATAATCAAAAAGTTTAGATATATTAAGTGTATAAATATTTTCACTGTTTCCATCATTCGAATTAGTAAATATAATATTTCCAACATTTTCAGGTTTAATAAATGTAACGTCATAACTTAATGCATTTACCCCTGCTTTATCTACAATATAATGTATATTAGTAAATCCATTATTAATCATATCTAATAAAAATTTTGATTCTTTATATGTTATTTGGAGAGTTTTATAATTATTTAAATGATTTACAAATAAACGAGTATCCCATACCTATTTTACTATATAAATTTCATGTTTTTTAATATTAAACACATCCATTAAATATTGTAAAAATGATATAATAATTTTTGTAATTACACTCATATCATCATGCATATAATCATTATATTTCTGATAATATACTTGTATATTATCATTCTTTATGAGAAACATAATAGATATACTATTTTCTAATGGTGGTTTCTAAGGAGTTTTATAAAATTTAATAACAATACACTAATTATCATTAAAAACGTTTATTTCAGAATTATTATAAGGTGTTGATTTAATTATACTATGAAGTTTTACTATAGCAGTATCAAACTATAATTTATTAGAAATATCATTCAAAGTATTATTACCATTCTATGAGTCTTCAATTGCATCATTAAAATCAAAGCCTTCATGTAATAAGTTTATATAATTATTCTTCATTTTGTTGGGATTGTTTATGTTTAGATAACAACATTTGTTTTTTCTTTTCTTCAAGTGTTTTCACCAGATCATCTGTTCCTGCTATAATATTAGCATCATCAGCTTCTGCTAAATTAACAGTTAGCTTTCCTTGTGGCTGCTCAGGCTTATCTAATAATTTACCTGTACCTGCAGCAAAATCATCTTCTTCATCTTTCTTCTGAATATCTAAATATGTATCGATATAATATTTGCGAATTTGATTTTGTGTTTCAGTTATTTTTGTTCCTAATTCTTCCAATGATTTAGAAATCTTTTCACAAACATCAAAACGTTTTGGTTCAGTTTCACCATGTGATATTGTATCTAATAAAGCTTGATGATAAGTTTCTTTCTTTTTATATTGATAATATAAATTACCAAGTTGTTCAGCATCTTGCCTAATTTTATCCACTATTAATGGAGATTTCTATAATAGCTCTGGTACAACTTCTTTTACTATAATATTAATAGAATCTAATGCCTTTTTAATACACTATTTCTATTCTCCTTTATAATTAATTGTAAATAGTGGTTCTGGATCTGAAAGCTCATCAGGTATAGAATCTTCATAACTTAAACCTCCTGTACCTTGTGTTGTAATAGGTGCAGTTGTACCCATAGTAGGGGGTTGAGTAAACCCACCACCCGCTGTACTATTAATTAAACCACCAAGTTGTTGTGACAGATTCTTTGCTTTCATATTTTAATTAATTTTATTTTACTTTCTCTTATTATATTTATTGTTTCTAAATGCGTGTTCTAACATAGCATTTACATTATTTTGCATATTATCAATTTTATCCCATAATTCAGGAGTTAATTTTGGTATAATAACTTCTTTCATAAATGTTTTAAATGCAGATGGTAAAAGTTCCTTTATTTTTTGTCGTTTTACTTTTGACATTAGTTTTAAGTTTGGAATATTTTTCATATAGTTCTAATTAAATAAATCATTCCATGTTTTATAAGTCTTATCTGATATATTAAGATTTGTCATTAAAGCTCTATAGTAATAATATAGATTTGTTAAATAATCACCACTCTACTTACATAACTTATCAATATGGTTAAATTCTAAATCTGATTTCTTTAAGTTGAATAACATATACCAATAATCATTTTTACTGTATTCTGAATTCATAAAATCTTCAATAGATTTATTCGTATTATTTTCATCATTAATATAGTAATTTAACTATTGATAGAAAGTTTGTGTATATGCATTCATTTCAGTTTGTTGAAATATATAATTATAATCTCTTAGTATTTCAGGTATAATTTCAGGTTCCTCATTAAAGTCATCTGTATACATATACATATTTTGATCTATAGTATCTATATAAGTTTCATTTGTATATACATCTCCTAATACATCATCATAATAATGCCTTGCTTCATGTGATATAACACTTTTAAGAAGATATTTAATACGAGGGATTTCTAATTTACTATTCTAAGCTAACAAATGATAATTTATAAAGATACAACCAAATGGATTATTGTTAACATCTAAATTAGAAAAAGATCTAAAATAAGTTCCATAAGTTTCTTTATTCATATCAGTAAAGAATGGTATCTTCTTATTAGGGACATTACTTTTATTAACAATTAAGTATATTGCAAGTGTTCCTAATATCTTTGCTTTACCAGTAAAGTTACTTTCATTTACATTAAAAATAATACAATTCTATAAACCATAATTAGAATTGAGCACTTCACCATTTGGTAATACTATTTTTTTGTGGTATGTATTATCAAAATCTTGTAATAATATTTTATTAACTATATTATCAAGATTTAATTCTTTATCTGATAAAATTAAATTATTCTCCATTGTACTATTTATTTTTATAGTAGTTAACATTGCTAATTAAAACTAAAAATGAAAAATATTTAAATTTTTATTTTTATGTTTCAAATATATGTTGTATATTTGCATCCAGAAACAGTGTTTATTTCGCTTGTATCGCGTTATAACATAATTTCTATATAATTATAAGTAAATTAATTTTTAACTAATTAGAGGAGAAATAAAGTATGTTTAAGAAGTTTTTGAAGTTAACATTTTATACATGTGTATGTATGTTCATTGGTATGTGCGTGTATTTATATTTTGCTGGATCTGTAACTGTTGCTGCAGTGCCAGGTGAAAATAAAGTTACAATGGAAAATGCTGGCGGAGTTTATCCGGGTTATGCATATGTAGACGGAGTTCGTTACACTTATCTAACAAATGGTACATATTTCCAAATCGTGAAACCGTAAAAAGTGGCAATTCGAATATAATTATATAATGTAGTTTTTGAATGTAATATATTAATATACGAAGTTAATTATGTAAATTAGAAATAAATTTTGTTATATATAGTTTATTTCTTCTGTATCGCTTTATATTTAGTTATATGTATACTTTATAGGTAAATGTAATTATATAACTTTATATAAGAATAAAACATTTATTTTAAAAGAAACTTTATAAAATATAAAGTTTCTTTTTTCTTTTTATATAAAGCTAATTAATTGAATTAACTATGTATATTATATATTATCATTCTTCCCCACATTATATAATTATATTGGAATTGCCACTTTTTAATTTCAATTTTAATATATGACACAAATTCTGTCATATATGACAAATTGACACACTTTGATTTTAATTTTATATAAAATAGACATTGGCATAATATTTGTATATAATAGAGTGATTAATAATTAAAAATATAACATTTTAAATTTATAAGAAATGAGTAAAGTTATTGGAATTGATTTAGGAACAGGTAACAGTTGTGTTGCAGTAATGAATGCAGGTACACCAACTGTAATTGCAAATGCAGAAGGAAAGAGAACTACTCCTTCAGTTGTGTTTATTAATGGTGGTGAACGTACAGTGGGTGATGCTGCAAAGCGTAAGTTGGTGATGAACCCAAAGAATACGGTTTCATTTATCAAACGTTTTATGGGTGCAACATTTAATGATCCTAATGTTCAAAAGATGTTGAAGCAGATTTCATATGAGGTTGTAGATGAGAATGGTAATCCTCGTGTGAAGATTACAAGTGAAAATGAAACTAAATTATATTCACCAGAAGAAATTTCTTCATATATCCTTGCATTGATGAAGAAGACTGCAGAAGATTATTATGGTGAAGATGTAAAGCAAGCCGTTATTACGGTACCAGCATGGTTTAATGATACACAGAGACAAGCTACTAAGTTGGCTGGTGAACTTGCAGGTTTGGAAGTTCTTCGTATTATTAATGAGCCAACTGCAGCAATTCTTTCATCTAATATCAAAGTAAATGATGGAGAAGAAAAAACTGTCGCTGTAGTTGACCTCGGTTGTAGACGTGTTGCATCCGCGCTTGCATAATAAGTAAGTGTAAAATTAAAAGCCCTTTAATTGCGGGAAACTCCTTAGAGCTTTAACTACCGTTTTATAATGGTGACATTATTTAAACACCAACTTTAATGTGTTGGGTATGGTAAAAAGGTTAAAGATTGGACAATCGAAATAAAATCAAATAATAATTGATTAACGCAGCCAATATGCTTAGAAATAAGTAGAAGGTTCAACGACTACAATTAGTAATCTTAGCATGTAAAGATGAAGATGAAAATTGCACGAATGGGGGCTATGGTATAAAAGCGGAACTTCTGATAAATAATATATGAAAACATATATAGAAAAAGAAGTTTCAAAAGAATAGAAAGAGATCTTTGACATATTATCAAATGCTATTGTTAAAATAGAAATAAGTAAAAACGTATTTTTACCTTTTACTAAATGTGAAATAAAACAAATAAAAAGTAAAAATTCTATGGTTTTTTCATATATTCTTTTTGTAGATGACGTACCATTGACTGGCAAATGTAGAAATTATATAATATATTATAAATGTAGATGTGGACGTATAAATTCTAATTTATTATAGAAATATGTACATAAAATGGTATTAAGATGTAAACATTGTTCATAGGATAAAAATTATGGTGAATGCGGTCATAATAATCCGACATATATAGTAGATGAAAAATATAATGATAAAACAAGATATAATTATATATACGAAAATGAAAGCGAACCTTTTAAAGAGAACTATGATAAGAGTCATTTAACTATAGAAGAATTTAATAAATGGTTACCTCATTTTTAGTGTATAAATGATATATAGTTAAATCATACTGTAGATACCATTAAATATATACATCATGAAGTATGTAATAATCAATCACATTATACATCAAAGGTTATAATAAATGGTAAAAAATATACATTAAAAAATGTTTCATTAAAATGTAGTATATGTAATAAAATACATAAGGTACACATTAATAATCTTAAATATAAAGATGTTAATAATATAAAATGTGGAGGTTGTGCTTTATGTAATACAACCTTTCCTATAAGGTTATATAAAAATACGAATTTAACATACCAATCATCTATAGAAAAAGAATTTTTAGATTTATGTATGTTACATAATATAAAAGTCGTTAATGGATTAAATATACCATATTAGTTTAATGGTAAAAATAAAACATATATTAGTGATTATTATTTGCCAGAATATAATTATATTATAGAATTAAAATCTAATAATGTATATTATAGGATGTAGAAAGAAAGTGGTAAATTAGATGCCAAAAATGATGCGGCTAATAATTATGCAATAGCTAATAATATGAAATTTTTTTTATTTGATAATATGATTAAAGATTTTATATATTCATTAATTAATACCTAATGATATAGTCTGAACGAGTTTATTAAACTCCCTTATATGAATTTACAGACGTTCATATATTGTCAGGTGAAAGCCTGAGAAATTAGAAGATAAAGAACTTCTAAGATAACAATACATCGAATAATTAAATAATAATATTTAATTGGGCACAACTGATGTATCTGTCTGTACGCTTTCAAAGGATGATGGTTCTTTGGTAGTTGAAGTTTTGGCATCTTATGGTGATGTTTTTCTTGGCGGACAAAATTTTGATAATGCTATCGTTGAATGGATTGTAGAAGAATTTAAGAAAGAACATAAGATTGATTTGAAGAAAGATAAGATGGCATATGCTCGTATTATCACTGCAGCTGAAAAGGCAAAGTGTGAACTTTCTTCAAGTACAACAACAGATATTAATGAACCATATATTACAGCTACTGAGAACGGTCCATTGCACCTTACAATGACATTGACCCGTGCTAAGTACGATGAGTTGACACAATCTTTGGTAGATAAGGTTGTAGAGTGTACACGTAAGTCATTTGAGAAGGCTGATAAGACAACTTCCGAAGTTGATGAGATTCTTCTTATTGGTGGTATGACACGTTCATTGAATGTACAGGAAGGCTTGACAAAGGCATTTGGTTTACCTCTTGATAAGACTTCAAATCCTGATGAGGCTGTTGCACTTGGTGCTGTTACGCAAGCTAATATTTTAGCTGGTGGCGATACATCAAATGATATTCTTTTGTTGGATGTTACACCTATTTCACTTGGTCTTGAAACTGAAGGTGAACTTATGACAAAGCTTATTGAAGCAAATACAACAATTCCAACATCAAAGAAGCAAGTATTTACAACAGCTGTAGATAATCAACCTGGTGTTTATTTGAAGGTTCTTCAAGGTGAGCGTCAGTTCTCTAAGGATAATAAAACTATTGGTGCTTTTGCATTAGATGGTATTGCTCCAGCTCGTCGAGGTGTTCCTCAGATTGAAGTTACCTTTGATATTGATGCTAATGGTATTTTGAAGGTAAGTGCAAAAGACCTTGGTACAGGTAAGGAACAACATATTACAATCACTTCTCAGAATTCATTGAGTGAAGAGGAAATTAATAAGATTAAGGCAGATGCTGAAAAGTATAAAGCAGAAGATGAGAAGAAGAGAAAGGAAGTTGATGCATTGAATGCTGCGGAAGGTTATGCATATCAAGTAAGGAATTCAATTGAAGATGCAAATCTTAAGGATAATTTCACAGATGAACAAAAGACTTCATTGAATGAAAAGGTTGAAGCTGTTCTTAAATCTGTAAAGGATAAGAATCTTAATGAAGCTGAAACTAATAAGAAAGCTTTGGAAGAAACATTTAATCCTATTATTCAGGAGATTTATAAGAAAGCTGCCCCAGAAGGTTCACAAGGCATGGATTCAAATATGTTCAATGAGATGTTTAAGAATGCTGCTGGTGCAACAGGTACTCAACCTACATCAGGAGAAGGTGAAACTTCTAATAATGAAGGCTCTGATGATATTCAGGATGCAGACTTTGACGAGGTGAAGTGAAAGTGATAAATATAATTTTATAAATTTATAGTGTAGTTTGAATACTTTTTAAATTAAGTAAACAAATTACACTATTTTCTTTATAAATAAGAAGAAATATTTTATTTTAATAAAATTTAAGAAATTGTATAATAGAATGTCTAAGAATTATTACGATATATTAGGAGTAAGTAAAGATGCGGATGATAGTAAAATTAAATCTGCGTATCGTAAATTATGTTTAAAGTATCATCCTGATAAGTTAGCAAAGAAATCAGAAAAAGAAAAACAAGAAGGTGAAGCTAAGTTTAAGGAAATAAATGAAGCATACCAAATATTATCAGATCCTGATAAGAAAAAGCAATATGATACATTCGGAACTGTAGATAATATGGGTTCAGGAATGGGTGGTAATGGTTTTGATAATATGGACGATTTATTTTCTATGTTCTCTGGTATGCATGGATTTGGTGGTAATAGTGGGTTTAAAAATCGTCAACAACCTCAAATACAGAAGGGTTCAAGTATTAAGATGAAAATCCCTGTTACTATTGAGGAATTATTTAACGGTTGTACTAAAAAAGTTAAATACACCATTAGTACTCGTTGCCCTAATTGTCATGGTGTTGGAGGTACTGGTCAACATATGTGTCCATCTTGTCATAGTACAGGGCAAAAGATAAAAACCACTCGTCAAGGATTTGCAGTATATCAAGAAGTTATGGCATGTCCACAATGTAATGGTACAGGGTTTGTAGTAGATAATAAATGTATGACATGCGGAGGTAGTGGATTTAGACAAAGTAGTCGCACGGCAGAAGTTACATTTAAACCTGGTATTCAGAACGGGGAATTTGTAATTATTAATAATGCAGGTAATGAATCAAAAGATAAGAGAGGTGCTAATGGTGATTTTATTGCACAGGCATCATATAATATAGATCCAACTAAATATGAAGTAAGAGGTTTAGATGTAGTAGAGCATGTTTATATACCATATTATGATTTATTATTAGGTTGTGAATATGATGTAAAAATCCCTAATGGTATTACACGTAAAATTAAATTGGATTCATGTATACATAATAAAAAATTAATTAAATTATATCGTGAAGGATTAAAGCGAGATAATAAAGTAGGAGATTATTATGTAGAAATTAATTATGCATTCCCAGAATCATTAACTGATGAAGAAAGAAAGTGTATAGAAAATATTAAAGTGCAATCAATAGTAAATAGATATAAATAAAAGTATATGTAATTATTTTTTACTATTTAGACATTTTTAATTGTTTTCTTTATAATTAAATAGAATTATGGTTTTAATTACATGGTAAGAAGAGATAAAATTGCCGCTATTAAAAAGGATAAAACTGGTAGGGAGTATGTATCAAATCCTTTACTATTAAAAGAAATTATAGAGGCATAGAAAGTTGGTAGATTAAATGATGCTATCATAGAAATGTTTTCATTAATGGTTGAAAATATTTAGAGAAAAAAATATTATAAAGATCCATAGGATAGAGAAGATTGTTCGGCTGTCGCATTAATGGATTGCGTTATGTATTGGGAAAGATTTGATCCTACTAAATCTAATAATCCTTTTGCATATTTTACATCTGTTATAGTAAATGGAATAGCAAAAGGGTGGAATAAATTACATCCTGAAAATAAAAAGGCAGAAGGCGCTCGTTTTATAAGTCTTGATAATAATATACATAATTTGTAAATAAAAAATGGATAATCAACCTAATATACATTTAGATAATATTGCATTAAATATTGGAACTGAAATTAAAGATAAAAATTTAAATAATGCTATTATTAATAATGCAAATGAAAGTGATAAACTTATAAAAAATATAGAAAATAGTAATATGCAAAATGATACTTTATTACCAGGTTCATCTATTGGTATTGAATTAGAAGATAATAATACATTAAAAGAAAATGCAATGGATAATCTTATCCAAGCCGCAGCAAATAAGAAGCTTAAGAAAGAAATGGAAAATAAGCTTAATGATAGGATTAAGGAGTATGTAATCAATTCTATTATTGATGCTAATAAACGTGAATTCTATGAGACTAATGGTTATTCACTTGCAGGTAGAGAATTACGTCGTACTATTCGTTCTATTAATACTAAGTGGGAAAAAGGTAAGATCAAAATTACACCAAAACAAAAACAAGAAATTATAGATTACTTAAATCTTTCATCAAGTAATCAAACGTCTAATGAAGTAAAAAATACTAATAATGACACACCTGTGGCAGTAAGTTCTGTAATGTCACCAACAAATAATTTGAAAATTTAAATGTAAATATAAGAAACACACAATTTTTAAAGCTATGCAAAATTTATTTAGCCTTAAATTTGATGCTATTTATATGCTAACCCTATGTGAAAATAAACTTAGACATAAAGCAATGCAAAAAATGTTTAATCATATAGGGTTAGATTTAACTTCTATTAATATTCATTACGGTTGTAAATTTCCATATAATAATATTATTATGGATGCATTTAATAATAATTCAGAAAAGAGATGTTTTACAAAACCTAATGAATATGATTGTGCACGAAATCATTATAGTATAATAAAAGAGGCTTATGAATTAGGATATAATAATGTTCTTATATTAGAGGATGATATTCAATTTAATAAAGATCTTTCTCTATTAAAGAATACATTAAATAATATACCAGAGGATTATGATATATTACAATTTGGTGCATTTACTACAGATCCTAATATAAATGAAATACTTGATAAAGCAAATGAAAATACATATTGGTCATTACACCCTAATGTAAAGGCATGGACTACAAGCATGTATGCACTTTCAAGAGTGGGAATGCAATATTATTTGAAATTTATGGATAAGTGGTTTACTGTAGCAGATATGCCATTATATTATGCACCTATTAATAAAGTAAAAGCATATTTAACTACTACACCAATAGTAATACAAGCAGATAAAAATATAACACCATCAGATATACGAACTCCATTAACAGATACAATTGATTATAATAATGATAATTTATATGAATCAAGAGTAGACAAAAAACAGTATTTCTCTTATGAAATACAAGAGATAAATAGTACACAAAACTAAAATAATAAAAATTAATAATTTTTTACCAATATGTGGGAAGATGATGATGACAGCATAGATCTGGAGAAAGAAATAGATTATCTTGAAGAAATGAACGAAGATTTACAAGATAATCTAGAACAAGATGACGAGCCTGAAGAAGATAATAAAATAAAAAGTATTTTTGATAATGCACGTACTACGAAGTTAACACAAAAATATTTCGACCAACAACTTAATATAAAATTAGAGTCAAGTAGGGATATTATAGCATTTATATATCATGATGAAAAGATTGCATGCCGTATATTGAAGAAGTTAACTTCTGGTGTTTATATAGTACTTCAACTTTTTGATGATAATACAATACCATCAAAAATGAAAAAGATAAATTTTAAGGAAATAGAAATAATTTAATCATATATGCAATTAAATACAAGGGATAGTTTATTTTGTCAAGGTTGTCCACCTCGTAAATTAAAATTAACAAATAACCCATAGTTTATAACAGATACTATGAATATTAAAAATAATAATAGTACTAAAGTTGTAACTATTACAAATAATACAAGGCAACGTGTTAAAAACAATAAATTATTATTTTGAACTAAATTATATATTTTTATAAGTTATAAAGTGTAGTAAGAATATATATTATTAATATATAGTTTTCAAAAATATTATGATATAAAAGATAAAAATAAAATAAATTATGTTAAGAGCAGTTAAAATAAGATTATATCCAACAGCATGTCAAACAACACAAATTAATATGTTGTTAGGCTGTTGTCGTGTAGTGTATAATCAAGCACTTGCTCGTAACATAGCTCAATATAAAGAATACCATATTTCTGAAAATAGAACTTCACTTAGTTATTGGTTTCACCATGAACTGCTACATAACCCAGATTTCGAATACTTAAAAGAACAAAATACAAAAGTTCTTAAACAATCGATAATGGATATGTTATCAGCGTATAAAAATTTTTTTGAACGACATACAGGTTATCCAAAATTTAAATCAAAACGCAATAATAAACAGTCATGTAGATTTCCAATTGATGCAATCTCAAAAATGAATGATTATACAACATATAAACTTTCTTTAGCAAACATAAAGAATA